AAAACTCAATAAAATTTAATAAATTATGAAGATTAAGGATGCTATTAGTGGGGCGCGCGGAGTCTTTGCAACATCATCTGGAAAAGACGAAACGCAACGCATTATTGATAAAATGATCGCAAGGGGAAGATTTAAGTTAAAAAGGTTGAAGGATAGTTATAAAAGACGTGGAACTGTTAGCAGGCGCAGACCTTCAAGAAATGTAAATGTTAATGATTCTAATGCTATTTCGGACGCTCGTCGTCGGTGTCGTCTGCGTTTAGTCCGTGCATTTAGCGACTCTGCTGAAGAAGGTATTGAAACGTTAAAGGAAGAGCTTGCAATTGGCGATCAGGAGCCTGTTGATGTTATTAACGATGTTGTAGAGATTTTAGCAACTGTGGCCTATAATATGGAAGGTGAGGCCGATGAAGCTGAAAAGGGCGGTGATGAAGATTAACAAATAGAAAAATTATACAAAATATGAATATTTCAATTTCAAAAAATTTTGATGTAGATAAGTTCTTACTTGATAGAGTTTCAGATTCTGAAAAATATTTAACAAGTGATAGAGGACTTAGTGGGAGCTACTCTTATGCTTGCAAAGAGTTAAAGCAGATCGCAGATCGCAAGGTTCAGTCTGGTCTTTTACGGAATTTTGGTGAATATATCTCAAATCCTATTAAAGTACGAGATTCAGATACCCGTATGGGAATGACGACCCCGAGCTTTGGTCCGTTTGTTCCTCATGTTTTGCCGCTTTACAATGCTTGGTATCCAAACTTCCCTTTAAAGAAGTTGATTTCCGTGCAGGATATGGATCAAGATGTAGCATTTATTTTACGTTCTACGTTAAAAACTGGTACTGCAAAGGGTCGAGTAGGCAAGGGTCATATTGTTGAGAATCCTAAAGGTAGTCGAATTATTTACGGTGAGTATCCGACCGGGCACGTTTTCGGTGAAGAGTTAAATAATCCTGGCGATTTAGTAACTTCTTCGGGTAATTTAGAGGGCGCTTTAAAATATCAAGATATTTTAATGGGTGATCTCGAGCGTGCAAAAACCAAATTTGTGGTAACTGATGGTACTGCAAAAACGTGCGTTTTCTCGGGTATGACAGGGACAAAGGCCACTTTTACCGGCGGCGGCGCCACTGTTGACGTGGACATCATTACGGGTATTATTACGGTACACGGAACGACGGCGACGAAGGTAGTAGCCTCGTATGTTTGGAATATTGAAAACGCTACCGATCAAAATATCCCAACTTTAGTTGAGGAAGTTGATCGTCTCCAAATGCAGGCGACTCCGTGGTTACTTTCTGCAAAATGGTCTGTATTTGCAGACTTTATGAGAAAGACACAATTTGGCACCGGTATTCAGGAAGATGTTACGACCCGTGTGTTAAATGAAATGTACGATCATCAAGTTAGGTTTATTTTGGATGATATGTACAGTAATGCTGCTGGTGGAAATGTGACGATTTCACCTTTATCAACCCCTGCTGTGGCTCTTGATGTTAAGGTTCAAGATTTCCTCAAGAAGTTAAATAATGTTTCTATGAAGGTTGCTGTTGAGAGCGGCCGTATGCAAGGAAATGTTATTGTAGCCGGCAATAATTGGATTAACTATTTTGATTCAATTTTAGGAAATTATAAGCCTGTTGAGGGCGGTAATGATACGGGCTTCCTCGGGCCGCGCGAGCATGGTTCTATTGGCAGATATACGGTATTTTATGATAATCAGTTGCCGGATAATAAAGCCTTTATGACATATAGGGGCACTCAGTGGTACGACGCTGCGTATTATATGGGTGTTTATTTGCCGATTGCGCCGACGGATCCGATTGTAATTAATGCGACCGTGCAGGAGGGCTTTGTGTCAATGGTTGCTAATCATTTTGACAAGCCGAAAGCAGTCGTAACGATGGACTTAGATCCTAATATTTAATTCGTTTATATATTGTTTTTGAGTGCAAATAGGGCGGGCGGGTAATCGCTCGCCTTATTTTTTTTATTTTTAGCAATATGACGTTTGTAGAAAAATTATTTTTAGAATATCCTTTACCGAAAACTATATCTATTTGGGGAGATCCGAATTTAGCAGATATTAACAGTTTGGTAGAATTAGCATTAGACGACCTTTCACATAATTTACAGATAATTGAGACAATTACTGTAAATACCGTACAATATACCATGCCTGAGGGCACGAAGGCGATTCTTAACGTTATTTTGGAATTATACTCGCAGGGTAACGGATATGTAAAATGGAATTATGATAAACAATTACGTTTATTATATTTAAGATATTTCCCTTCACGCGTAACCTATGCAAGAAGTGTTAAATTAGAAGAAATTGATAAAATTAAAGGCGTACGCGGTCAGTATGTAAAAGCCTATATTTTGGAAAAGATGGCCGCAAAGGAAATTTCGTATTTAACGAGTATTAAGTTAAATACTGAGGAGGGTGATATTGATTTATCAGCTTTAGAAGATTTTAGGAAAAAGCAGGAGACCTTATATACTGATATAGGTGAAGATGTTTTAGTTTATGCTGGTTAAATTATGCAAATTATACGTCAGCAAGATTTATTTGATAAAGCGCTTACCGAGTCTTATATTCCGTTATTAGTTCCAAATGTTCGGCAGGTAGTTTGGGCGAAAAGTGAAGAATCGTTTGAGTGGGGTGATAAAAGTATCAAATATCCATCGGTATTAGTCACACGTGAAGATCAAACAGGTTTTAACTTTGTTTGGGGTGTAGCTGTTGAGGACGATTCAGAGTTAAAAGGTTGTAAAATTTACCCTGCGGACTTTGTGTATAAGTTAAAAGTATTTGTTGAGCGGGGTGTAGAAATGATAAGTATCCGAGATTATATCCGTGTTTTGTACAATGACAACCCTTATGTTAAATTTCCTTGGTTTGGTGATGATGATTTTAAGGTCGGTTTGCGTTTTGTAGATTTAACAATGGATGAGGATAGATCAAATTTTGACACACGGGGCGCTTGTCGTGCTGTTTCTTTTTATTTTCAGTGTAGATTGTTAATTTTACAAGTTTTAGATTTACCGATTATTGAAATGGTACGAATTAGACAATTTATGGAAAGGGCGAGCAAGGCGAATTACGAAATAATTTATAAATAGTTAATTTGTTTTTATATATTTATAAAAAGATATAGTCATGGATGACTTAGTTAAAAAATTATTAGGTTTAGGTTTATCTCCTTCACAGGCCGCATTTATAGCAGTTGTGTTTGGAAAAGTTTCGGAAAGTTACACTTTACAAAAAGAAACATATTACGCGACTTCTGCATTTGTTCCGGGTTTTAATTATAGGATAATTAAGGGAATTAATGAAGATTTTGTAGAGTATTACGGAACATTAAAAGAAGATAAGGTTGTAACGCTTGAAGAGTTTAAAACTCTTAATTTACGTGATTATGAAAATATGCTAAACGAGCAAAATCGTGCAAAGTTTAGCAGCTTAGTTAAGGAAATAAAAAAATCATTAAATAATAAGGAAAATGAGAAGTAATTTTGAGATTCGTTTTGCTGATTTAACAGATTACTCCAAACAGTCCGGTTTAGACGTTGGAGGAATTTGCATCACTCATCCGTGGGGTGTAGATAGCAAAATTGGTTACTACGATATTGACACCTTTTTGGATATGTATCCGTTGTTAGATGGTGTTAAAATGAGTGATTCTTGGATAAATGCTTATCGTGCCTTCATGGGTGGTTTGTCTATGATTGAGGTGGTACGTATCCCAGAAACGGACACGGAACGTTTTGCTTGTGTTATTAAAGCTAATGATATTGTAGCAGATAGAATCAAAGAAGTGTCAATGGCTGAGGCGACGGACGCTGTTGGTGTAATTACGTTAAAATACCGTGGTGATTTACCTGATATTTACAATAACGCTTATAAGAAGGTTTCCATAAAGATTGTTAAATTACCTACTGCTGCTGTTGCTGGTGATACGGATATTCAAGTAACGTTAATGGCTACTAAAAAGCAGGACAATACGGAATATCCGATCGTGCAGGTTGTTGGGGCGATTGCAAAGGGTCGTACGGTAGACGGCATGGACTGGGATATTGTAAGTAAGTTAAAAGCTACTAAATATTTCGATGCTGAGTTTGATTATGAAAAAGTTAACGCTGCTTTTGCAACGATTACGACTGAAAAAGTACTTGAAATCACTAAAGAGTCACGAACTCCATTAACAGTTGAAAAGGTGTGTCAAGGTTACACACAATATTTTGACAGTTTGGAAATGTCAACAGCTTCAATCTTTGTCGACCCGGGTACGACGAATGCGACAGAGGCATCCTTAGTTTCAAAAATTGCTGAAGAAAGGTTAAATTGTTGTGCTTTGGTAGGTTATCCGACGGCTGCTGAGTGGAGTGAGGAAAAAATTAAGGCTTATTATGATTCTATTGCAGGAGAAAAAAACACATATTTTCACTGTATTAGTGAGGTTTTTAAGTTAAATGGTATTGATTATATTACTAATGGTATTGGTTTTCTTGCAGGTGCTTATGCAAATGTAGCAAACCAAGTAAATGTTAATCAGGTACCATCCGGCCGTTCTTGGGGATCGCTTCGTACAACCTTATATCGCTCTTTTACTGAAAAAGAGGTAATGCGAATGAGTAAATTAGGCATTAACGGTATTTATAATTCTATTAACGGGCCGCGCCTTTGGGGTTTTAACACAATGTACCCACGAAAGGAAAGTTATTTTGCAAAAGCAAATGTAACGCGTGTAACTCAACGTATTTTAAGATATGTATATGAGGTTGCTATGGACGCCCTTCACACGGGTAACACTGCAAATAAGCGTACAATGGTGCAAAATAACATTCAGGCAGATTTAAATAGGTTAATTGCAGACGGTGCTTTGAATCCAGACTCGTTCGTCCGTTGCAACGACGCTAATAACAGGGACATTGATACAAACGGCAAGCGAATCTTAAATATTGATATTTTCTGCCATTTTGTTTCTTTGATCGAAAAAATCAGAATTAAGATTTCTGCTTTCGATGATACTGTTAATGCTGAGTTATTACAAGTTAAATAATAAGAGTTTTTACAATGTCACATAAATTATCAACTTTTACAAGTCAGATTGGGCATCCGTTAAATACTCATAATGCTATTGTTGTAATTCCAAAATTGAAGGATATACAAATTTTAGCGACTGAGTTTCCGTTCCCGAGTGAAAGGATGCAAAATTACACGGAGTACTTTCAGGGTGAGCGTGTTAAATTTCCTTCATTACCTACAAACGGTGGGGAGTGGCAGTGTACCATGCCAGAGGGAGAGTTAATGAAAGTTAGGGATGCTTACATGGCGTTATATCGCACCATGTACACGCAGGACGCTGGTACTTTTCACTTTTGGAGTATGCGTGATAAAATGGATATAGAAGTTTACGCGCGTACAATGAACGGTGATGTTAATGGTTCTGAAAAACTGTTTGGAAGGCGTTTGATGGGTGCTTTCATGGTTGGGCCGGCAGATGTTAATTTAAGTGCATCGAATGCGACTCAACATTGGTTATGGAATATTACGTTTTCTTACGATTGGATTCAGGATATTGATAGTGAGACGTCGCCTCCTACGTATTAACATTCTCGCTCCTTCTTAACATATTTAATATGTCAAGGAAGATTAATTTATTTCAATCTGTTGGTCTGGGTGGTGGCATGCCTGCTACCACCCATGAATTTATCTGCCTAATTCCAAGAATACCTTTATCAGCGTTATTAGTTAAAACTTTCAACCTTCCTTCGATAGAGCAGTCATTTTTGGAAATACCATACAAAGGTGATAGTTTGTTAATTCCGGATTTATACAATATTAAGACAGCCGGAGAAATACCTGTTACTTTTTACGAAAGTGCGTCGCACGGTGTTAAATTTGAAACATTGATGACAATGTTACATCAAATGATCAGTTTTAACACTCTTTTTGATATGTATATAACGCCTATACAGCAATCGATTCCTTCTTCATCGGTAACAGTGTTAAAAGATTGTTTTGTTAGGAATTATTCGTCAATGACTTATAATATGAGTACACCGACGCAACACATGGAAAGAACGTTAAATATAATATATAATAATATAGTTGAATTAGCAACTCCGGCAGATAGCCATGTAGCACGTTCAACAATTTTAGCAGTTGCTACCAAATTAACATGAATAGCAAATTTCAAAATATTTATTCCAGTGTTTTAGATGGTGAGTTAAAAAACCTAAAGGGTATGATAGATCGTGCGACTACCGTACCCGCGTTATTTAACCAAAAGAAAACTATTTTAATGGAGGCTTTGCGCAAAGGTTACGGTGCACAGCCACAATACCATTTTGACGTTTATTTGGACTGGGAGGGTATTTATGAAATTCCAACAATTCAGAATGTTTCGGACTTTGGGCCGGATATTACGTTTAAATATGATAAAACGAAGGGCGGAGTAGTTCCGAATATTGAAGATTTCCAAAATATGTCAATTTCTTACTGGGATTTTAACACCGAAGAAATCACAAAAAACCTTTGGAAATGTTACGAGGCTCAGTTAAATAATGGGCTTTTTGATATTACAAAAGTTCCTCAACATAGTGTTATTTTTAATTTTTCTTCTAACTTTACAGCAACTTTTGTAAATTGTTATATGGAGCGTCCCATGCGCCGTGGCTTTCAGACATCAGCCGGTTTGGCGGGATATTCATTCAATTTTGCTTTTGAAGATATTGATTTTAAAATAGAAGATAAAACTCCCGATACGAGTGTTCCAAAATTTCCTTCACCGTTAAATATTTAGTTTTTATGAAAGTTTACGTACCTTCAAATGGTTTATTAGGGACTTATTCCGTTGAGATGAAGGCTCCAACATTGTCAGTATTAAATAAAGTTAGAGATTATTCAAAATATTCTCTTACTCGAATGTCTGAATTTGTTCGAGATACGACAAATGCAGATTTAGAAAAAATAACATTGAGCGATTTACAGTTTTTATTTATGATTGGTGTTGCTTCGATGACTTTTAACAAATTCGAATATACAATTAGATGTGAATGTGGTAAAATCATAAAAGGTGCGATTGATTTAACATTAGTTGAGCCTATTAGGTTAAGTCGTGAAGAAGAGTACCCAGCAATTGTTGAAAGAGATGTAGCCGGAGGTCATTATCGGTTTCGTTATTTATCTGCAAAAGATTTTATTGACATTTCAGAATATACAGTTGATGTGTTAAATGATGTTGATTTAGACAATAAGGAAGAGCCTCAAAGTGCTTATCAGTTAATACAGGAGAAAGCGTTAACGTCTGTTTGCTTATTTGATTCATTAGATCCTAAAAAAGTTGAAAGTGTGATGGATTTACCTTTTACGGTCGTCCAGATGGCAATTGCCTTTCAAGAATTTTATCCACATGGTTTAAGTCTTTCGGACAGGGTAACGTGTGATAAATGTAAAAGAGATTTATTAGTTAATTATCCAATAGATGGTAGTTTATTAGATTTTGACATGACTAAAGTAATTGCAAACCATGTAGCATTATCAAAATATTTAGGATATAGTGATTTTATGAATTTCACATTACCAGAATATTCTGCATATATTGACGCTCTTAATGCTCATATAACCAAACAAAACTCAAATGGCTAATATTGTTAAATACAGTGATAGAGATTCATTAAATAAAGCGCAAAGGTTATCAGATTTGATAACCTTTGGCGATTTTGTACAAATGCAAAAAGAGAGTCAAAATGACTTAATTAAGGGTTTTGACGCTGTTATGCAGCATAATTTAAATGTTGAAAATAAAACATCTAAAAAAGCCATTGATGAATCTTTGGGAAGTTTGACGAGTTTGGTAGCAAAGTATGAAAAAGCGAAAACCGATCAGACTTTTGAGATAAATTCACTTATTCAAGAAATTGCTAAATCTGTTGACGCCATAAACGTTTTAACAGATTCAGTAAATAAAGCATTAAACACAAATTACGAAAAAATAAATTTATTAGGTTTGGACAGCATTCGCGAATTAATTAATTTGCGAGACAATCCAAATAATAGAAAAGATGTAGAATATCAAAATGCTGTTAGTTTACGTACATTTAGCACATTAAACAATGTTAAGATATTCGATGATGTTAATAGAAGTGTATATTCTGTAAATGAGAATATATCGAAAGGTCGTGCAGAATTAGCTCAAATTTTAGCAATTTGCTCAGAATTAGCAACTCTTGACTTAAATGATCTTTACGGTGGGGTTCCTGCTGTTATGGGTAAAGAAAACAATTTACCACAAAAAGTTAATAATGTAGGTACTGCAATTTCTCCGTATGGTGAAGTCTTATTACCAAAGAAACGTGAAGTCACAACTGTTGCAAAAAAGAAGCAAGATTTAAGTGTTAAGGATCTACGAGATCAGTTTTTGAAAGACAAAAATTTCAAAAACGGCAAAACGATCATTAACATTCCTTATGAGGAAGTTATAGATGAAGAAAATGTAGAAAATGCAAATTTAAGCGAAGAGGAGCAGCTGGAGCAGGGTATTGATTCTTCTTTACCTAAGTTAAGTTTACCAAATTTAAAAGGTATGAAATTACCTAATTTAAGGGGTATTTCCATGCCGAGTATTAACTTTCGTCCGGGTCGTATTGGTTCGGCGATTGGGAGCGCTTTAGATTCTGTTTCATCTCGTTTTGCTTCATTAACAAGAATCCCGGGTGCTACTCTTGCGTCCGTGCAGCATGCGATTCAACATGGTTTTGATAGTGTAGTAACAAACTTAAAAAAGTTAAAAGAAGGTAAATTACCAGCTTTTGAGAATGTAGCTCTTGGTGGTCTGGGTGCTATGTTTGCGGCGTCCTTATTCTCTGAAAAGGGGCGTGCTTTCTTTTGGGATCTTTTGAAAAGATTAGGATCTGACATTTTAGGAGGTCTGGACGGTTTAGGTAGCAAAATTGTAGCCTCTTTAGGTGAAGTTGTGTCAAAAGTTGGTGAAGTTGTCACACAGATAGGTTTGTCAATAGGTGCTATAAAAGAAATAAAAGTACATGATCCAGTAACCGGTTCCTTATTTACGAGAAAAATTGACTTTATTTCAAATTTTTTAACTTCACATTTTCCACAACTTTTTAAGAGCGGTAACGGTAAAATTGACCAACCTTCAGATTTAGTTGGAGATTCGAAATTTCCAAATCCATTCCAGATTATGGCACCTTTTAAATATGGTAAAAGTGTGTCAAATGCTCTTGAGGCTTCATATAGTGACGAAATGAGCGAAAGTGGAAAGTCGTCCGGGTGGCGTGTAGGTATTAAAAATTCCGCAAATGTTTTGTATAATGGTAAAATTTACAAAGCAACACGCGAGGATGAGAAAAACTATTACTTAAATGTTAATGGAAAAGAAGTTGCATTTAAGAAAGATATAGTTCCTCAAGGATTTTTTCCACGTCTTTTAAATTATACTCCATTAGATAATAGATATGTAACCGCTGTGGGTGGTAGTGCAGAAGCTAATAAAGAGCAAGAAAAGTTATATCTTTTGGATAAAGCTACTGAATTTCTTCACAGTTTTTTAGGAAAGCGGAAAGACAGGGTAAAGGCCGGTGATCAAAGTGTGTTAAAAGAGCTGATAAATGCTTCAAAAAGCCAGCGAGCAAGTTTCGGCACGTCGTTTTTAACAAATATGTTTAACGCCGTTTCACGAAAATATCAGAGTCATGGTGGAAATTTAAGCGATTTAATTTCTAAAGAAGTTGCAAAAAATGCAACTATCTTAGATTACACTGTTTTGGTTAAATCAGATGGAATGTACGCCCAATTCGTTCCGCATGATGGAAAGTATTTTAACAGTGATGTTGAAGCAAAAAGATACACAAATACACAATATCCACGCGGTATTACGGAAAATATGAAAAAACAGGCATCTGCGATAATAGATGTTTCAAAAGATCCCGATTTTTTGTTAAAGCCTGTATCTTATGCGAGTGTTCAGGAAAAAAAGGAAGCCGGTGTAGATTTTAGCAATAATATACAATCTCAACCGGGTATTGGTATAATGCGCCGCGATTTGTTAAGTACTTCTACCGAGCCAATGTCGTCTGGTTCCTCCTACACGTCCACCGGCGGCTCGTACGGCGATCAGCAAATGCTAATGATGAAAAGTGCCGCCGGGTATACAGGAGCCGAAATAGGCGCCCAGACGGACTTTGGTGGAGGCAGCTCACAGCAAACGATTCCAAATTTAGATCCGTCAGCATATACGGGTACGCGTCATCCTTATAGTGGTGTACCCGGGTATTTCCCAAAAAATAAATTTGGTGATTTTGTGCGAATGATGGATCGTGTATATTATGAAGCAGGTGTTAAAAGAGATGACATTCGCCAGACGCTTATTGCAATGGACGTCCAGGAGACGGGGGGTGGTCAAGCAATTATTGGTAGTTATAATTATGGAAATATAACAACTAAGAATCCATCAGAAGGTAGACAGGCCGGTGATAAAGTTGAAAAATCTCACCCATTTTTTAAAAATTTTAGGAGTCCAATGGATTATGCAAAAGCAAAAATTGCTTTAATTTCTGGCCATTGGGAGGTTGATATTACCAAAGATTCACCGAGGCAACTTATTCACAAATTAGAGGGAATAAGGGGCAAATATGCTTATGGTACGTTATTTTCTGCTGAGGAGCAAAATTATATTGAAACAGGTCAGGGATATGATAAAATATCACAAAATGGAAATCGAAAATATGAGGTCGCTTTTGCTAAAAAATTACGTGAAAGGGGTGTAAGAGATATTTATACTGCTCGATCTGCTTATTACTGGGATCGTATTCAAGCAAATGCTCCGAATGTAGGGCGTTATATGACCGGCGGCGGCACTCCTTTCACGGGCGGTGATTCAATACTTGACAATATGAAATTTGATCAAAATATTGGAGATACTGTTGATGAAAATACGGAAGCAACGAAAGAAAACACCGACAGCCAAAAGGAGCTTAAAAATAGTTTAGATCGTTTGATAGAAAAGCAGGCCAATGATTACAAGGCATCTTTGCAAAATGATACACGTTTTGAAGATTTTTATAAAAGGTATGTTGAACACCAGAATGCTACAGGGCAACCTGTTGAATCTTTTGAAAGTGTAGTATTAGGTAAAAACTTTCCATTATCTTTGGAACAATTAGAGGAGAAGCATGGTTTACGTAGTACTGTTAAAATTGACCCAGTTGCTGATATAAATAAGCATTTGGAAGTTTTAAAGAATATTACAAAACCAGTAATTGAGCCAATAAATGCAAAAACGGATATTAAAGATTTAGAGCCTAAAGAGGTTGAGCCGGGTGATTACGGTGTTGACGCCCAGCAGGTTCCTGCGTACGTTCCTGATTTGTTAGAAGATGATCCTGATTTAGGAAGTGAAGATGAGTTAAATAAGCCTGTTTCTTCTGTAAATAATGTATCAAATTCGAATGCAACCTATATTACGAATAATTACGGAAGTTTCAAGAATATAGGAATGTAAATATATTATAAAAATGAAGATAAGACAATCATATAAAAATGCGTGGCATGTTGTTATAAAATGTGAAGATTATAGATTTGATGCTGTTTGTACAAATGGTTATAATTTGTCAATACAAAGCAACATGCAAGACGCGTTACAATTTGGAAATTCAAGCGTCGGGGTAGCGTTTGGTTTAAATAGAATTTTGAACACTGCACCGTTTTTTGATTATTCACTAAAATACGCCTTTATGGGAATGCAGCCGGTAACATTTACTATTGAATGTGTATTACCGTTAATTCCTGAAAAGGGTCTTGATTCATTTACGAAACCTTTACAGAATTTAGCAAAGATTTGCCTTCCTGCTCGGGGGGCATCTCTTGCAGATGCTTTATCAAAATTAAAGGCTGCATCTACACAGGCATCGAGTGAATATATTAAAGATTTAGCTGGTATTACAACAGAGGGCGCTGCAAATTTGATCGGTTTTATTTCGAGCACGACTGGTTTTGACCTCCACACGGCAAGTAAAGAAATTTATACAGTTGTAATTCCTGAACAAGTTACAAAAAATTGCATTGTTTATTTTGGTAGCAAGGACGAGGGTAATTATTCATCAAGAATTGAAAATGTGTTAATTCAGGGGGTTACGTTAAGTTTTGGAACACCGACCGTAACTTTGGACGGAACAAAGACGTACCCTTCTTATATTTCGTTAAATTTAACATGTATGTATGGACGCGTTCCCACGGACGTATTAGTAAAAGGTTTAGTAAATTAATTATGGTTTTAGAAGAAAAATACAATATTATAGATTTACCTACAAAGATTGCATCTTATTCGAGTAATATAAATCAGCAAATTTTTGAAATCTATAAAATTAACAATTCAAAATATAAAAGACATTTAGCGGAGTTAAATCCTCGTTATGATTGGGCTTTTATGGAGCCGACGTTAAATTTAAAATACTTACCTTATCAAGAATTGCAAGGAATTGACGTATGGTAACAATTCAAATAGATGGTAAAGATGTAGCTGCAAAAACCTGTGGTTTAAAAGAAAGTTTATTTTTACCATGTTCAGAGGCATGGTGCGTTGCTTCTTATGCAATTTTTGGCCCAGCAACTGTTAAAACGGACACAGGGAGTAGTTCCGTGTGTGCGTTTCGTTGGGAATTAGTTGGTAATAATTTTATCAAAACGACTTTCGTCCCCGAGAAATATGTAGAATCGTTAAAAAAGTCATTCTCTCCAATAAAAGGTGTTTATGATATTAAAGCTATATTAAAGAAGTATGGTTTTCAATTAGCGTATATTGGCACTTTCCCTGCGAAATATATCGAGATACCAAAGTTAAAATATACTAATTTAATGGATTGGTTGCCTACAAAAGTAACATCAGCGGGCGGTGTATTTATGACTATGATGATAGATGGTCAAATTTTGATAGTTGATATGGACTTTGTTTACAATAAGGAGCCGGTTGTTTCGATACCGGGTACTGCAATTTCAAATGTAGGTAGTGTTTTTTGGTCAAATTATGTACATGGTAAATATAACATAATTCAACATAAAGACGGCGAAAAGTACACGAATACTTTAGAAATCGAAAAGAAGTTCGGTTTAGCAACTTTAGAAGAAATTACAACAAATGATAAATTAGCATATCAGCTCGAGTTGGAAGCTCAAAATATGTATAATAGATCAAAATATACGTCTGTTAAGACTGTTATGGATACTTTAGGAGTTTCCGTCCCTGTCTCGGTTGGTTCGTGTGCTGATATTATGCAATTACATCCAAAGTCAAAAGATATTAAAGGTGTAGTTACGGAAGTTGAAGCCTGTCAAGGAAGTAACGAATTAGTAACAATTTCATTCCCAGTTTTATAAAAATACTTAAAAAACAATATATTATGCAAGGAGATTTTAATGTTTTTCGGTGTGTAGTTGAAACGAATTGTGAAAAAGATCCACATCAGCGTGTTAAGGTAAAGCATCCAAATTTATGGGAAGATACGTCTGAGTTAATACCTGTTGCAAATGGTTTATATTTGGATAAGGGCGATATTGTTTTGCTTGTAATGCAGGACTACAACCCACGCACGGCGTTTATTATGTGTAAAATTCCAGATTATGCACAAGAAAAAAAGAATCCTAAAAAGAGTGAACCTGTAATTTTTAAGACACAGGACGACGACGCGGGTAAATGGATCGAAGCCCACGGGCGTAAATCGGAATGGAAAATCGAATCTGATCAAAAAATGCTAATACGTGGATTTTGGAAAGATTTACAAATAACCACACCTAACAAAACTGAAATTTATATAAAAGACAGTTACATCCACATGAAGACCCAGCAGGGTCAATTGTATAAATTAGATACAGATTCTTTAATTACTGAAAAAAACAATGCAACATCTTTAAAGACAATTTTGGACGCCATTGCAGATGCCATTGCGGGTATTACCACGGTGGGGTCTCCTTTTGCTCATTCGGCATCTCCGAAAACGGTCGCAGACGGTGCTAAGATAAAAGTATTAAATAGCTTACTTTACAAGTAATTAGTATATATTTAATATGGATTTACCGCTTTATTTAGAATTAGAAAGGTTTGTTGAAGGTCGTGAAGAGTTAGAACAAACTGTTAAAATTTTATTAATGAATGAAATTGGCAGTTTTTTACATGATTTTATACGTGGTTCAACACTTTCTGTACATGTGTCAAATAATATAGATGTTGATTACAGCATAAGGCGCGCCCTATCTGTTTTAGAAAATTTTCAAATAATACATATAGACTCATCTAAGTTCCCGAATATAGATTTAACATATAGGTACGCAGGTGCGACGTCTAAATTCACGTTCATTTTAGAGGATAAAAAAGACAATGCGAGATAAAGAATATTTTTTAGATGAATTAAACAAACGTTGGGATTCGCCAATTGCAAGGAATTTAAAGCGTGGTTTTATTGGCAATGAATTGTTAAATTTTGCTGCAAATGCTTTAGAGTTAAATGATCTTGCATATAGTACGCTTTTACGTGAAAGTTTCCCACAGACTGCTTCGTTAAAAGGTCTTTCATTACAATCTTATCATAGTAAGTCATCTTTTGACTTATTTAGACCTCCTTACATAAAAGTTAAGGTAGATTTTTCAGGGAATCCGAGTTATAAAAACTTAATTGTTGAGCCTTTCTATTTACAGGCTTCGGTCGGTAACTTATTTTACTATAATATAGAAAATGTAAAAATAAGTAAAGATGGTATTGCTACTTTTATGATGTATCAAGGAAGAGCAACATCATTATACAATAAAGAAGAAACGTCTCTATCTGTGGCTCCTTTCACAAAAGGGCAGAAAGGTGCATTTACATTTTATAAGGTAGTTGAAAGTTTCGAAAAAGCCAGGTATTATGGAAAATTACCAAAAACTGCCATGACCGAATCAGTAATTGTTACGGATAATTCAACAATTTTTACTGATGAATTTCGAAACTTTTATGATTATTTAACAGTAAAATCTAAGTTCGTAGTACGCGGCGAGGATCTTTCGTTAAATGTTTTTATCAAATCTCCGAATATGCAAGATAATTTTAGAATTGCATATTTGGATGTAACGTTTCTTTCGAGAAGTGATCAAACTTTAGAATTAATTGACATTGGGAACAACAGCTATCCTTATGAAATTATTTCAGAATTTGACGGTTTAGAGGAGGACTTACAACATTCTCGCTTTACTATGTTAAAAAACATATCTTCAAAAAATAGTATTGCAACTCGTGCACAGGTAGAATCATTTGTTAGGAGTTATCCAGACGTTATTGACGCAAAATGTATTTCTGCACGTGGAAATTTGATAACTATTGCAGTTAAGCCAGCGGTTATCAGCGATACACATTTTGACGATATTATAGCTGAATTATACATTTTTGGTGAGGTAATTACTAATTATTCTATAATTCCGGGCACACCTGTTTATTTTGACGTTATTTTGTCGGGAGATTATAGCAATAATACCGTACAATGGATTGATGATAGACTTTCTTACACAAAATTAACGTTAAATGACACTGTTACGATTTCCTCACTTGTTCAGGAGTTAAAGAGTGTTGCTCCGAAGGCGATGGTAGATTTCCGACTGTCAATAGATGTTAACGGCTCGCTCGAGCAGATATATTCTAAATTAAAGCAAAATTCTGTTGAATTTTTCAGAAACGGTAATTTAATCGCGTGGGACTATTATGGTTTTATTTACGGTTTGTTAAATCAGCAATCGCCTGTATTTAACAATATTTTTGAAATAGGTTCTGATTTCGTCGCATCGGATGGTGAGTTCTCGTATGTTTATGATTCCAAATTTACACGAGTTAGTAAATATTACCCAAACCAGATGCCTTTGCAAGGTGTTACACATTTTATCAAAAAGGGAGATCAGGTGCTTCTCCAGTTCCCGGGTAATAAAATTGCAATTTATCAGGACTATCAGTTTAAAGGAAATACAAACATCGCAAAGACTCTTTTGGGTACTGTGTCTCCTCTGGTGCCCTCCACGGGCGGCACCTTAACAGTTACTACCACGGACGGCAATCCTTTCTTACAGGGTCTCCTGTGGCTTGATGATGGCTTTTTGCGGGTGGAGACGTTAGGCTCCTCGTGGGACACGGCCGTGTATCAATTCACACCTGATAAAAAAAGTGTGTATAAAACTGATTTATATAGCTACACCCTTGGTTTGGGTGGTTCTTCGTTTGGTAGTGTTTCTTTACACGGAACAATGATTATAATTTTGTTAATTGTTAACAAAGGTCAGTCAAATGAAGAAACAAAGACTTTTATCAAAGATTTAGCAAAATCGAATCAAATGGGTATTGGGTATATTCATCCAATTACGACAACAATCGGAAATACGCGTTTAAGAAGTATTTACAAAGATGATATTTGTATTTTAACGGCTTTTAACGGTACGACTCTGGATGTTTATTCGGTTTCTGATATTTTATTTGCCGGGGATAATGCAAACCCGACCTCTGATATTAAGAAAATTTTCACTTTAGAGGATGGTGAGGAGATTAGGGTATTATCTGCAAAAAAGCCCAAAGAAGGCGGTATTACGTTTGCAGCTGTTAAAGATTCAAATACACGTATAATTCAAATAATAGATACAAATGTTAAAGTCGTAACATCGTCCGACTACATGTATTATTTGCAAAATTTAGGTTCTATTGACTATAATACAGGCGTAGTTAATATTGATAAAACGTTAAATATTGACAAAGTAGAGGCTGGTATTGAAGGAACGATAACAGACCGCGATTCTGCTTATCCAGTATTAAGAAATATTGTACAAATATGAGAAGGCATTTTGACATACCATATTTGGAATTTCTTAGAGATTCTGCGACATGGAATGAATATTTAACTATATTATCAAAGTTAAGTGTAGGAAATTCCGATGTGTTGGGTAACGGTGATTTTTTCACAAATTTCGTCCCAACAATGTATAATGTAAAAGAGTTTTCTGGTATTAATGATTATTTTATAATAGAGCACACCGGCGATGTATATAAGTTAAATATTCCAAATATTGGTTATTTAAATTTATATGGCGAAAACTGTTCCCTCTCGGTTGATGGTTCTTTTTATTCCAGTTACGGTGTTAAAATAGAGCCTTATTCTGTATTATATGTTAAAACTAATGATATTGATAAAGCGAAAATAATCATCAGAGATTTCATTCCTCACAATGTAAGCAGAAATTTCTTTTATAGGTTTTTAACAGATCTTTTATTTTCAGATTTAGATCATCCATTTTTTCGAGATGTTAACATTTCCAATAGATGGTGGTTGGATAAATTTTTATCAGATGGAAATAAAAAGATCTTTTACGAAGATAAGAAGAAATTAGAATTAAAGAGATTTAAGTTAAGGAGGACTAAAGACGTAAACCTATTTTTATATCAGTCTGCTTATGAAATTAAGGCCGGGGATATTGCAAAAAGAGGTGATGAAAAGTATAATATTACTGGTGTTGATGAGAATTATTTAACATTAGACAATTCCGCTCCTCTTAAAAAGTTACCAAATGTTATTGAAAGATCGTACGCCGTACCGGGTGACATGCAAAAATTATGGTATTTTGGTGATTTTGATGAAGAAGTTGCCGGTGTTATTCGTTTATTAGAGCGTGTAGCGCCGTACCGTGGTTTGGTAGTACCGATCCAGAACGAATTAGATTTTGAAGGTTCTATCATATTTGATGGAGTTTTAACATTACCGCCGCCTACTTTAGATATTGGTAATTCTGCTTTGGTTGTTACTGAGACTTTTAACATGAATTGGCGAATTTATACACAATTAGTAGTTTCAGTATTTTTTTACATTGCAACACCGCCAATATTTATAGAAGTTAACGATGGTGGAGAATGGATAAAAATTGAAGATTTAGACAGCGACGGCGGTTGGAAACGTTATATTTTTACGTTAAAGAAGAGTAATATTGGGAATGATGTTATATCTTTGCAAATACGTGCATGGAGCACGGCAAGTGCTGATGTTCCCAAATTAGAAGATACAGCAACGTTAAGTATTGATAAATGGAAGCCAAACGTTACTGAAAAGACTATTGATGAATATCCGTTTAATTCCTTTAATTTTGACGATGCAAGTGGTGGTCGTCCTATTACGCCGGAGCGTACGGGTATAAATAGTGATAATAAATCTGATGATGTAGGTGGTGTTGGTGATAAAATTGAAATGAATAATGGAAAATAATAAAGTATATTTTTACGGAAAATTAACAATTGAGTATAAGGATAGGGTTGCTGAATTAAGCAACCTTATCTTACGTGAAGGGTATAAGGCTTTATTAACAGGTTTGGTTACTGGAAATACTCAAATAAGTCCAGAATATTACGCATTTGGCACGGGTCTTTCTGCACCGGATATTGATAACACAAGTTTAGAAAACGAGGTTTTATTTAAGATAACAAATAAAAACATTTTAGATAATGGAATGCGCGCTCGTTTTGAGACTTTGTTAGATTTAGAAACTTTAGCAGATGGTAAGATTTATACAGAAGCAGGTTTATATTCGAGTAATGGTTCGGATAAAAAATTGCTTTCACGTGTTTTATTAGATACGCCTATTAAGAAAATACAGGGCGAACAGTTAAATATGCGTTGGGACTACCATGCACACATTTCGTCTGGTTCAGGTGTTTGGTATAATATTGAAGATTTTGCAAATACAACAAAATTTTACTCAAAAATAAAACCTGGTTATTATCCTTTTGGAACTGTAATCAATGAAGGGCTTGTAACACAATTTAACGGCGGGAGCTATGTGTTAAAATATATTGATTTACAAAATCAGGAAATAAAATATCCGTTAACGCTTACAAAGGATACGACGGTTTTACCTATTTTTGGGGCTTATGGGAAAGATTTTATCCCTGTTTTATCGAGTGGAAGTATGGACATTCCTCGCATGCTTCCTTCACATTATTCAGGAGGTATAACAGGCGGCCCGGGTGGAGCGACGGTATATTTTGGAAATAAAGGCGGAAGCTCAATTACTTATGATGATGGAAATACGTCAAATATTGTTGCTTCTGGAAATATTAACATAAATGGAAACGAAAAATATATAAACATTAAAAATTACTAAAAATGCAAGTTTCCTTTTTACATGTAGATGGTAGTTCTGATATTGAGAATATTGTATTTTTTGCAAATACTTATCCAACAACTCCGAATTTTAGGAATATTTTAGTTTTGGATAAGTATGCGGATACTACAATTATATCAAAAATTAACAGTAAATTATCAAATATAGCTAATATTGAGTGGGTGCAAAATACACTATATCATGGGCGAGTACCCTCGTTAATTTATGCTTATAATAGGTTAAAAGACAATTTAGGAGATTCAGACGTTTTATGTTTTCACATATCGCAACTGAAATACAGTTTAGGTATTGATTTCTCAAAATATACTGCAAACACATTAACAGTTCCTAATGATTCAGCGTTTTTTTACATGTACGGCGCTTTAGCTGTTGAGGGTGTAGTTGGTACTGATTTCTCAAATTACGGAATATTAAATTTAAAAAAAAGCTCAGATCCGTTCCTTTTCTCTGTTTTGGAAGCGTTTAGGGGTAAAGGGAACGAGGTTTTAGTTTTATCATTTTTAGCAAATGAAAAATTAGCATTTGTTAAAGATTCAGCAATTACCGGGAGTTCCGTTGGTGGTTCAGATTTTTTAGAGAAAAATGATGATGTTTATAGATTTCACAATTTAGCAGTTTTGGAATCTATTTTTAAATTTAACCTTTTCCCGGCTGCGAGCGATAGGTTTAGAAACTGGTTAGAAGATAAAAAGAGTTATACGCTTTTACCTTATTTTTCAAAAGGTGGGGTGCAGTCATTGTCTGGTTTGTGTCAAAGTATGTTAAAATATTCACTTCCTTGTGTTGTAGGTGGAGGTGTAGTTTTATGTTTTAACTTAACAAACCAAAAAATGCAAAATGTATTTTATTTAAATTCTGCTGGGCAGTTGGTACTTCCTTCAGGAACATATACATTTATGGACGGTAGCCCAGTTTCGAATATGGCTATTTTGGATAAAAGTAGGAATTATATAATTTTTAGAGTTTCATAAAAATGGAAATTCAAAAAAATGATAATATAAGAAATTATGGGTTATCTGGGGATGTTAGTTTAACATTAGATAACAATACACAAAATTTCACAAATACAATAACGAAAGCTGGTCTAAAGAAAATTTTAGATTCTGTGAAAGGTGTGTCAAGTGTTGCAAAATATATAGCTTTTGGTACAGGTGTTAACGTTCCTTCTGATGAAGATACAGGTTTAACAAATCCAACTTTCTTCCAAATTAGGAAATTTTATTTTAATGATAATACTAATAAATTAGTTTTTTCGTATTTAATAGATTCTTTTTCAAGTATTGATAACATCGAACAGACCGAGATAGGTGTTTTTGATGAATCCAAAACTTTAATGTTTAGCAGGGCTTTATTGTTAAATCCTATAAAAAAAGAAGTAGGCTTGCAATTGAGTGGAACTTGGGAATATTTGTTTAAAGAAGGAAGTAGTAATAAGGAACGTTATAGAATTGTTGTAGAGCCTTTTCGTGGTGCGTATATTAACAATAATTTTGAGGACGGTTTGTATGTTAAAGGAACTATATTACAGGAGCCCGAATGGTATAATTTACAAAACCGACAAATTGAACAGTATTTTTGCCTCGAGATGGAAAAAGTGATCACTTTCCCTTTGGTTGTTACTCAAGATATGACAATTGTTCCAACTTTTAACGAATTAGAATCAAAGCAAGAAAAATATCATCCTTATTTAACAGCGACTTTTGAGGCTACAAATAAATTAACACGAAGAACTACGAATATAGAGGATCCTTTGTTTGATTTCCGAAAGGTTGGTTATAGTTTATTAACGCACGGGCACCTTTCCGGTCGTGCGACTCCGAGTTTTACCTCGTACCATCCAGATGGTTATCAAAATATTAAGTTTATGAGAGACTTTTCAGGATGCTTGTATTATCCTTGTTTTAATAAATTTCAACAAAACTCAGTCAGCAATTATTTTGAAATGGAAAGAGTTAACGAGATGGGTAAAGAGGTTAGTTCAAAATTAATAATTGATATTTAATTATGTTTAATATAGAACAATATCAAGAGTCGCATATTATAACTGTTGTTAATAAAACTACATATAAAGCCGATCCATCACTTTACGCTTTTAACACTTTCATACAGATAAAAAGCAAGTTAAATACAATAGAAAAGTATGGAGATCCAGAAAATTTAGCACAATCTGGAAATGTTATGCCTCCAGTAGGTAAGTATGGAATTAGGTTTTTTATACATGTGCTTATTGAGGGAGATGTTGATGTTAATGAAATTAAGGCGTTATATCCCCAATTTACAATTAACGGAGTAGATGTTATTTTTTACAAATCCGAGCATACAGGGTATGGAAAAATAGTTTACAATTACTTAAAAGAAGTATGGTATAAAACTTATTATAAAAGTAACTATAATTCTGTTTATAAATATTATTGGAATCCAGACAATCCTAAATGTTATTATTTTTTACAAACAATACATTTATCTTTTTTACCAGGAGGAACTTCTGGACATGTTGACGGAGATGGTACTGATATTTCTAAAGTTAATTTAACTGGTGTTGAAGATTTCGCTTTCTTCTCACCTTATTTAACGAAATACAACAAAGCTATAAAAGATTTCATAAATGATAGAGCTGAAGAATTAACATACACATTCAACGACTTAAAATTATATAAAAAATGGCATAATCCTTATTTTTTAGAGAGATCTAACTTTCATTTTCATTTTACAAAAATTGATAAAGATATAGATTTTTCATTTATTGGAAAAGTCTACTCAATTGCCCAGGGTGTTAACAGAGTTGTATTTAACAATTCTTTTACATACGATACAGATAGTAATCATAATAATTTTGCATCTTCTTTTTCGAGTGTACCAACATCTTTTATGTATGGAATGTTTTCTTTTGTAGCACATTTTTACAAAGATTTACATGGAGAATTTAGATGCTTGTCTTATATGAAAGGTTGGGGAAACGAGGCATTTGTACTTTCTTCACTTTTTAAGGTATCGAGTCCATTAGTTAATTTTCTACAAAATCTTTCTTTTATTTGTTCGAAAGGATCGGATATGCGAGTTAATGCTTATAAAGATATGTGGATGTATCATAATTTAGCAATTATTGAGGCGTACGATCATTTTAACGTTTTTAGTGATATTACTGATGAATTTAGAGATTGGATCGAGGCGAATCGTGATTACGTAGTTGTTGATGATCGTGAAGGTTATTTGCTTTCCACAGGAGAAGTTATGCTTTCTTATAAGTTACCGGTAGGATATAACAAAAAGAAGCATATTATATCTTTATTCATGCAGCAGAACTCAACAGAGCCAGCTACTGTTTCAACACATAGTAACCATATTTTAGAAATGCGGCTACTTAGCAAAAATTACCATTGCAATGGTGATATTGATCAGAATGAATTTTTAACAATGTCTAATCAGTCGGTGTATAAAATTAACATTCCTAAATTATATTTTGGAAGTATAGATAATTCAAGTTATAAAAAATCTTATACATCTATGTTTCATCTTCCAGATGGAGCAAGTCGTGAAAACTTTTTAAGAAATGTTAAATTAAACCACGATGAAGTAGTTTGCCACGAGTTAAAAAAATCTAATTAGAATTTATGAAATCTTGTATAAATCCAATTTGCGGCTCTGTTTATTTTTCACTTTTTTACAAAGATAAAAAAGTGAAAGATGTTTTAGTTAATAATCTTATCACCCTGACAGGTTATAATAGTTTAACAAAGTCAGTTTCTGGATATAATTTTTTAGTTAAAGAAGTTCGCTTTGGTAGTGGTGTTAAAGAAGCTGAAATTACGGATACGTCCTTACAGGAGCCGACGTTTGCTTTCCCTGTAACAAAATTCGAATATTTTTATGAAGGTATAGGAATTAAAATGTTTTTTGACATTCCTAAAAATTCCTCAATGGACGGAGCGACAGTTACTGAGATGGGACTTTTTGATGATAAGGGAAATATGTTATCAAGGGTACAATTAAATGAGCCTTTGTTAAAAACATCAAATTTAAGTATTACGGGCCACTGGGATTATTTTCTTGGTGGTTTAGGTAGTACAAAGAAGCTCTTTAAAGTCTCCCTTGAGCGCTTCAGGGGCGCCCTGCTGCACGCTCTTTTCACTGATGGCTATTATAAGCCGGGCGCTCAAGTAACGGCTCCTGTATTCTATAATTTACGTGAGCTTGAGATAGATCATTTTGAAAATACGGACGGCGAGATTATTACTTTTCCCTACACGGTTACGAATAAGGACGTAGTAATTGTACCTATTTTCAGAAAAAGGTTAAGGGAGGATAATGTTAATGAATCAGATATTAGTCAATGTTATGCGTTAAGGTGCACTGATCCACATTATGCAAATTTTATAGATTGTGAAAATGGTACAGGTATTTCAGAGACTCGGAACTGTTTTTTGTATATAGGTTCTTTTAGTAATTTAGACAATAGTATAAATCAAAATACAAATTTTATATACGCGAATGGGGTTCCAGTTCGTTTAGATAAAAATAGAAAATTAGGTGGTGTTCATAATTTATTTCACACATCAGATTTAGAGGTACTTTTGTTAAATAGAGCTTTTTTTGTAGAACATTACAAGACTTCAAATATGAAGTCTTATGCTCTTTCCAAAACTTTATTTACAACTTTAGACACGAATATAGATTGGTCTTGGACGGTTTCGGGATATGCAACAGGTTTTACAAATTTACAGATAAATAACAATTCTTTAGGTGGTGGTTTGAAGGCCAATTGGTTAATATATATTGTATATTGTAAACAAACGGCAAGTAAGTTAAAAAACACTCAAGCAGACAGTTTCTTGAGTAGTTCAAATATTTTAACTTTTAACATTACTTACATTTTCGTCGCCGATGGTTCTGTTAGTTTAAATGATTATAATGCTGTAAATGCTCATTTAGGAACAATAACGAATTTATCTGGACATTATAGACATATACGTTCAGAAAAATTTGGTAGATTTCCAGCTTATTTAGATACTTCTGATAAGTTAATAAGCACAGTTTATAATGATAATTTATCTTTATTAGAGACTTTAGCTTGTTTTGATTTATCAAATCTATCTTCAATGATAGAAACAAATGTTAATCCTCAAGATCTTGTTATTGCTCTGGATGGTGTAGACGCGGCCGGCAAAATGTTAGGAGTTCGTTACTATATGCAGCCAGAAGTATCAAATGAAAATAAAAATTATTTCCCTATGGGTGCGCTTTCGAGCACGGAGGGTTATGTTAATATTTGGAGAAAAGGAGGAAACGAAATATATTACAGTAAAGTAAGGAAAATTTTTGAAAGTTTCCGTGGTTGGGGTAATGAGTTTGTAGTACTTTCTTGCATGGTTTCACGTTTTTCAAGAAGTTACTTATTACAAAATTATTCAATTCAGGATCCATATTCGCATGGTAAGCCGTCCGATTATCAAGATATAGGTTGTTATCAAAATTTAGCATTACTTGAAGAATACTTTGGTGTTAGAATAATGCAAGGTTTGACAACAGAATTTAGGAGATGGATTGAAGAAACGAGAATCGAGCATGGTCTAAATGGTAACGGTTTTTCAGATACTGATATGAGTATTAACGCAAGTGTGGGGTTTTGTGGTTTACCTGCAGCTGCTATGTTAAAAGAAGTTCCAATTTCTCCGATGCGTCAAATCGGAAAAAGGTTAATAGTTGTTGATGTAGCACCTACAGATGTATCATCTTTTGACAAACCGGAGGACAATCCGTCTTCTGATTATACGAATATTAAAGAATTACTATCTGTTGGAACTTTTTTACCTGCTTTATTTACTCCTGAACAATTAGGCACGAGTTATAACATGTCAGATGTTATACAAAAATATCTAAATGGATATAAGGTACTAAAAGTTAAAGGAGAGTATAATGGATATACTAATTTAGGAAAAGTAAACAATCCAGAGATTTTAACACATGTTCTATGGTCTTCTCAAGTTTTTGGAAGAGTAACAAATAGCAAATTTTATTTTTATGAAACTCCAGTATCTTTCGGGGATACTGATTGTATTGTAACTTTCGAACTCGGAAAAGGTGATAATAATACTTTAAAAATAGCTCAATCTATGAATGAAGAGGACGAGTTTAATCGTAGTTTTAACAAATTATAATATATGTTAATCTACAAAGTTTTACATCTTTAATAGTTATATTTGCCGAGAAATAATTAGTTATATTTGAAAATATTATGTATCATGTAGGTTTATTTGAAGGTATTGGTGGATTTTCACTTGCGGCACGTTGGTCTGGTTTAGAATCCGAAATTTCATGTGAAATTGATGAAGATTGCAGAGATGTGTTAAAGTCAAATTTCCCAAATACCTTTTTATTTGATGATGTAAAGAAATTAACAAAAAAAAACTTTTGATGAAATTTTAGTTAGTAAATATGGAAAAGATTACGGAGAGCAAATGCTGCTCACAGGGGGTTTCCCATGCCAGCCTTTTTCCTACTCAGGAAACCGTGGGGGAGCGTCGGATAATCGCTATCTCTGGCCGGAAATGTTACGAATTGTCAAATCAGTGCGGCCACGTTGGGTTATTGGTGAAAATGTTGCTGGGCTCCTCACAATGGTTTTGCCGCCCGAAGCGTCTGCGATGGGAAATAGCTCCTATTATAGAGAGGGAGTATTATTTAACATCATTGAAAGTCTTGTTAAAGCAGAATATGACGTACAAACATTTATTATACCGGCTTGCGCCGTCGGAGCGCCTCACCTCCGAGAGCGGTTATGGATCGTGGCAAGAAGGAACGATCTCGGGGATAAACAAAAATTTTCTTTTAGGGACGCCGACGGTGGTTCAGGGGTGTGCAAATGCGAGTCGGAATCGGGGGATTGGGAATCTTTCAGATCAGATAGCGCTTCTTTACAATCCCGGTGGGAAAGTTTCCCTAATTTCACACCTATTTATAGAGGATATGATGGGCTTTCCGACGAATTATTGCAAGGTTTTACTTGCGAAGATGTTCAAAAGGAGATTAATGAAGACAAACTTGAAAAAATCAAAGAGCAAGCGTTAAAGGAGTATAATATGCGAGTTTCTGCAATATATGGTAATGCAATTGTACCTCAAGTAGCTTTTGAGATTATTAGGAATATTTTACGTGTAGAGGAGTTTTGTAAAAATGATTAAAACCTTAAGAAGTACATTAGTTTGGCCGGGTAATAAGACTAAACTATATTTAACTTTAGACAATTATCTACCAAAAGAGTCTTTTAACATTTTTGTAGATCCTTTTGTAGGCGCTGGTGGTTTTGCTTATAACTTCCTAAAAAGCAGAGTATTAAAAGAAGTTTACTTAAATGATTTAAAAGAGGATATAGTAAATTATCATAATATATTAAAAAATGATCATATATGGTTATATAACAATTTAATAGAATTTCAGAGTTTATACTTACCTTTATCATTACCGGAGCGACATGAGGTTTTTAACAGTATGAGGGATGATTTTAACAGAGAAACAGATAAAAACGAAAGAGTCATACTTTTATGTATTTTACAACGTTTGTCATACAACGGTAAATTCTCAGAAAATAATGATAAAAAATATAATTCAACATTTAATTACGATGAAGGTACTGTAACTTTTTGTGATTATCAGTCAATATGTTTACAGCATGGAATTTTAAACAGATCGGAAATTTTTCTAACAAATTTAGATTACAAATATCTGTTAAAAACGTTAGATGATACAAAAGCAAAAAATACGTTTATTTTCTTCGATCCTCCGTATGATGGCTCACATATAAAATATGGAAAAGAAAAAAAAAGTCTTCAAGAAGAGTTGTGTGCTATTATGCATGATTTAGACAAAAAAGGATATAAATTGTTAATGTTAAATCATTATAATGAGAATACTTTAGAAATGTATAAAGCTAATTTCAATATTAAAAGTTTGAAAAGAAACACCTTTTTAGGTTCATCAACAGCTAAAAAGTTAAAAGGCGATCAGGGCGAGATTGCTTACAAAGAGATAATTATTCGTAATTATCAATAAATATATTTTTCGAATTATATTCCATCCTACCTTTGCGGTACAAAAATTTAAGAATATGCAATTACACATGACTTTGCCGGGTGTTAGCTTGGTAGCACAAACTTTAGTAAGTAGTATTAATTATTGTCAAATAACAAATGTTGGGCTTTTATCAGGTTTTAACACTACTGATTATAAGAATACCACGTGGGATCAAGTTAAAAGTTTTTTGATTTCAAACGGTGTTTTGGCGTATGGTAAAAGTTTATCGATAACGAGAGATAATAACATTTTAACATTTGGTATAGATATTCCAAAAGAAATAAAAATATTAAAACCTATAACGGGGATAATAGTTATTGCAATGGGAAATATTGAGTCAAATTTAGAGGATGTTTACGTTCAGACAACTTCACAAACAGAAACAGTTTTTGCGTTAAGTACCTTCCCGGGTAAAGAAAAGCCCAATTGGAGATCTTTGCAATTCGGCGTTAAATTAGATGTTTTAGGATCGAATTTTTAATTTTTTAATAATACTAAAAATGACAAATAGTTTATATTTGGTAGATTTTAATAATCTATCATATCGTTTAAGTAGAGGAGACAATTCCGTTTTTCAGGATAATAAAACTGGTTTGAGGTATCATTTAGGAGATATTAAGGGGCTTTTTCAATTTATTGAAGGGTGTCCATCGAATACTATTTACTTTGCTCTTGATGGTTCGCCTACGTATTGCAGGGCTTTGGTACCTTCGTACAAGATGAATCGTGAATCTTATCAAAAAGATGTATTTAACATTAATTTACATGAAAAGTTAAAACTCTGCATGGGTCATGCTGAGAAATTTGGTAAAATATTAAAAGTTATAGGTATTGCAGACTGCGAGGCCGATCAGACAATTTCATCATTTACTACAGTTTTTAAGACTCCTAAAAAGATTTTCCCAAAAAGTGGAAGGTATTTACAGCAGGATACATATTTTGAGAAAGATTTTGATGGTGTAAGAAATGTTAATTTGCGACAATTAGATTTCAATTTTGATGAAATTGTTATTATTTCCACTGATTCAGATTTATATCAATTAATTGGAGAAAATATATACATTGATTCAACCGCAGATTTTAAGGAAAAGAATAATATCGAAACTATAAAATCTGTTTCAAATGTAGCTCCTTATCTTATTCCGGTTTATAAAGTATTTTTTGGAGATAAGACCGACAATATTAAGGGTCTTTTGGAAGGTAGTGCTTTGGGAGTATCTGATTTTGTTAACGCTTTTACGTCAAAAAATGATATAGATTCTTTCCTCGTAGATATTAAATATGGTTACACATCAAAAGTAGCATATACGCCATTTTTAGAGTATATTAAGAATCATAAAAAGTTAAAAGATTTTGCAACTTTACTCGAGGTGTTTCGTTTAGATTATTTTGATTTTCCGAGAATGTTAGAAATTTCGTCAAATGATTATAATTCTCTATGTGAGAAATATGGTTTAATTAGTTAATATGGGTAGAAAATTACAGGTCTTTTCAAAATTAACAGATGAGCAAAAGACCCATATAATAAAAGGTGCTAATTTAAAGCACCTTTTATTATCAGAAAAAACAGGTAAAGGGAAAACACTTATTATTTTGTCAATTTTTGTACATTTAAGTCTTATTGGTAAAAGAGATAAGTTATTTGTTTTGACTCCGAAATCAGCCTACGATAAGGAAGTTTGGGCAAAAGAATGCAAAAAGCATACAAATATTCTTTCTATATCTTTCGATGAGGTTTTAAAAAAATCTGGAGGAAATCTCACAAGGGCGTTAAAAGTTATAGAACTTTACGATTTAGTATTTTTCAAACATACACATGTAAAAAAATATAGGTTAAATAACATATTTACAGCATTTAAGTCGATTGTTGTTTTAGATGAGGTTCATGCATTTAGGAATCCTTCTGCTGCATTGACTAAAGAAATGAAGTCAAATTTAATAAATGTTGAGTATGTGTTTGGAATCACCGCGACCCCTCTTTCTCGTGATTTATCAGATACGTACAATATTATAAATTTAATAAAACCAAACTATTTAGGAAGTTTTTTTCATTTCAGGAGTACTTATTGCAATATTAGCAAACAGGTGATAGGTAGGCTTCCAAATGGAAAGTTAAGGACTGTTGATAAGATCATAGGTGTATTAAATGAGGCTTCATTTAGGGAAAAATTAGAGCCTATTGTGTTAACAGGTGATAATGTTATAAAACCAATCTTTTACAGAATTTCATACAAAATGAGTCAAGAAGAAGCCGATATTTATACAAAAATTGGCGCCGGGATCTCGTCGGGTATGAATATAAGTAGTGAAGATTGGATAAGGGGTGTTTTAGAAGGCCAATTTAAAGACGAAAAAACATATATTAGAGATATTCAAAAACATTCCTCAAGATTTATTTATTTACAATATGCAGCAGATGGAGTGTTAAATAAAGATGGTTCTTTAGGTCGTGTAGGTTCTAAAATTAACAGGTATATTGACTTAGTTAAGGAAATAACTGGAAAAGGTGAATCTATGTTAATGTATTTTTCTTATTACGCTTCGCTTGATATATTTGCAGAGGTATTAGAAAAAGAAGTAACAAATATTAAGATATATGTTGATTCAGGTAAAAATAACATTGATTATAGTAAAATAACAGAAGAAAGTGTTAAAAAAGTTCCACATGTAATTTTATGCACAAAAGCGGCAACTGAGTCAATATCTTATTATTTTATAAAAAATGCAGTATTTTTTCACATACCGACAACTCCAGACACTTTCACACAGTTTACGGGTAGAATAACAAGAATTAACTCATTGTATAAAGATTGTCTGTCTGTTTATATTCCAGATTTTGACAATATTGACAATTACAAACTTAGATTAGTTTCACATAAAGCATCACAAATGGAGCTCGTGACCTCCGATGAAAGAAATATACCAGATTTTTACAAAGGCGAGCCATTTGACGCAAAAAGTGTTGCAGACTATAAAAAGTATCTATTATGGAATAATAAAAATGTTTATTTATGAAATATTTAGTAATATGAAAAAGTTAGAAATTTTATTAATCTCGTCGTCACTATCTGTTTATTTATACTTGTTATTTTTTGCAAGTATTAGCGCATCTGGTTTTCTACTGTGGGCAGGAATCACCTTTTTTGTTTTGGCGCATTTTTTCACGTATTTTCTTATTCTTACAGGTCTTTTTAATTCTATTTTAGATTCAAATAGTTTAACAATCGGAAGAATATTAGAAGAATTTAGCATTAAACGCTTTTTTGCTTATTATGTAATTTTACACAGTATTGCTTTTGTTTTATTTTGTACTTTTTTATTGGTTTATAACGCTATATCAGGAGTAATATGAAGGAATATTTAGATTTAGTAAAAGATGTAATTGGTGAAGGTCATCTGCGTCCTAATCGAACGGGAGTAAATGCGTTTTCTGTTTTTGGGAAACATTTAGAAATAAAGAATATTGGTGAAGGGTTCCCTTTGTTAACTACGAAATTTGTACCTTTTAACTCAATAAAGGCAGAATTATTATGGTTTTTAAATGGTGATAGCAATGTGCAATTTTTGCACGATCGAAATTGTACTATTTGGGACGAGTGGGCAGACGAGGACGGCGATTTAGGAAAAATTTATGGTTATCAGTGGCGAAAAGCTGAAAAGTTTGTTAATGGAAAAATAGAGCATGTTGATCAAATTTCAAATTTAATAGACGAAATAAAAAACAACCCATCTTCACGCCGTTTAATTGTTAATTCTTGGAATGTTTGCAATTTAGACGAGATGGCCTTACCTCCGTGTCATACATTTTTTCAAGTATATACTTTATTTGATTCTATTTCATTACAGGTATATCAACGTTCGGCAGATTTATTTTTGGGCGTACCTTTTAACATTGCTTCGTACGCTTTGCTTTTGTGTATGTTAGCACAAGTTACAGGACGCGTTCCAGATAGGCTTTTGTTTACTTTTGGGGATATTCACATATACTCCAATCATTATAAACAAACGATGACTCAATTACAGCGCGAGCCTTTTTATAGGCCGAAATTAGTGTTAAATCCGGATATTAAAGATATTTTCAAATTCCAAATGGATGATATAAAATTAGAAAATTACACACATCATCCAAAATTAACAGGAGAAGTTGCTATATGAAAGGGAGGAATATTTCAGCAATTTTATCATGTGATGACAATTTCGGAATATCAAAAGATGGTAAAATACCGTGGTATATATCCGAGGATCTTCAATTTTATAAATCGCAAACATTAGGGTCTTTTGTAGCTGTTGGTAGGAGGACTTTCGAAAGTTTACCAAATGAAGCCAAAAAAGATAGGGATTATATTATATTAACACATTCAGCAGATAGTGTTAAAGAAATTGAAGGATTCCCTACTGCAAAGGATATTTATGAAGTTTTTAGAATTTGCGATTTGCGAAATAAGAAAAAAGAGCGATCTTTGTACGTCGCTGGTGGTGCACAGACTTATCATGCTTTTGAAGGTTATATTGACACTTATTTTATAACGCATGTAAGGGGAATTTACAATTGTGACGTCAGAGTTAATTTAGAGAAAATATTAAAATATAGTAATTGTAGATATACTTTAAGAGTTGAAAAAGATTTTGATATTCAAATGGTAATAATGTAAATAATTATGGTAGAAGTTAAATTAAAAGTAAATAATTCTGAGGATATTCCAAATTATGCAACAAATGGTTCCTCTGGTTTTGATTTATATGTAAGTCACAGTATTTCAAGTAAATGTGTGTTATTACCTAATGAGCGAGTTATGGTTTCTTCAGGAGTTAGTATGGAGATTCCTTTTGGTTACGAAGTTCAAATTCGTTCTCGCAGCGGGTGTGTTTTTAACAGAGGTATTGCAGTGGCCGGCGGTGTAGCTACAATTGATAGTGATTATCGAGGTGAAGTAAAGTTAGTTTTACAAAATATAGGTGATTCTCCTGTTACTATTTCTCCGGGTGAGCGTGTAGCACAGGGTGTGTTAGCAAAGGTAGAATTAGCAAAGTTTAAGATTGTTAATGAATTAAGCGACTCAGCTCGTGGGTTAGGTGGTTTTGGTTCGACCGGTGTGTAAATTTAGGTATATGTTAAGTAATGGAAGCAGAAAAGTTAAGTTTTTCAGATATAGAGCAAAAACTCGGTTCAGATTATGCAGATTCAGTTTATGATTTATTTGCAAATTTTTCGGCCGACTTATATGCTTTGGGTTTTAGTAATGTTACGATTGATTTAACTATTAAAGTGAACGCTAAAGTAGGAGATTCAAAAATAGGGACAACCAAAAAGATTAAAGTTAATATTTAATCACAAAAGAAAAAGGCCCGTGGGCCTTTTTTATTTTACAGCTGCTTGATATGTTAATTTGCGAATTTAGAGATGATTCATGCAACTGTGTGTATAAATATAAAAAAGAGTGTAAAAAATATATAAATGCTTTTATTAAATCAAATTTAAAACATTTATGTGTTTCGCCGAGTGTAGCTGATATAAAAAACACAAAAGATATAGATTTTGGAAATGTTTACACAACTACATCTGCTCAAAAATTAACAGTTGCCTTTACGAAATTCCAATATAGGAATTTAACAAAATCAAAGATATTAAATTATAATACGGCAATTCAGTACATGTTAAATGGTGATGAGGTTAGTGAAAAATGTATTATTATTGATACCCGCATACGGAACATCAGCGAGCCCAAAGGTTTGTCAGTTATTGAGTCTTTTTGTGATAAAAAGATTGACGAGGGGGCGGTTGTTGTTATATTACATGCACCGGGTCAAAAATTTAATTACAATAACGTTCTATGACTTTTACACCTATATCCCCGTTGAGTACTTTATTTTACTCAATTGCTGGTAAGCGAAAAAATGACAAAATAAACACCGAATTACTTAATTTATTAGATTATGAAAAAATACCAAATGAAGATAAAGATACAATAAATTACACTCTCGAGGTAACAAAACATGGAAGTTACCCATCTCGTGAATATTATCAAAATCAAGGATATACAGAAATTGACAAAACAAACAGCTTATCTGAAATTTTAACATTAGAGAATGCAATTCGTGAATTTTTCAGATATAACTATTTACAGGGTCATTTACTTTCATATATTAACGAATCTGACGGAGCGACTAATTTATTAGAAAAAGTCAGCAATTTAATCGAGAAGGAGGGTGTAGAATTAACAGATGAGAGCTTAGATGAATATGAAACCCAAATACCTGAAAATTTAGAGATTTTTGACAAAGAATCATCTTTTGAAACAGGTATTAGTGAGGTTGATGAAATTACTAAAAATTTTCAACCTGGTACTTTAGCACTTTTTGCGGCTTTCACTGGTCATGGTAAAAGTACGATTGCGGTTTCATCAACATTTAGAAATTTAACACAAAATAAAAAAGGTTTATTTATTACTCTTGAGGTTCCGCATCTATTTGTTTTGGTTGGTTTCTTCGTTCGGTGGTTATATGAATTTAAAGGAATTGATACACAAATTACAGACGTTTTGGCCGGTAAGTTCGAGGACGGTGTTAGTGAAAAAATACCAGAATTAAGGTCAGAATTTAACACTTGGGTAAAGGAAAGATTAGTAATAATAGATGAAAAGAAGTTAACAAAGAAGGTACTTACGAATTACAAACTTTTGCAACAAATTTATAAATTAGCAGAAATTCGCCTCGGCAGTTTAGATTTCGTAATTTATGATCATCTTTCTATGTTAGAAAGAATGTTAACGAAAGATGTAGGAAATGAAGCAATTCGAACTATAATGTCAGCAGGCAAATTATATGTTAATTCGAAGGGTAAATATTTGGTAACAGTTGGTTGTGCACAAACTAATCGTGAAGGAAATAAAAGGGCTGAAAAGAATAAAGGAAGTTACGATTTACAAGCATTAGCAGATCTTAACGAATTAGAGCGTTCGGCAAGTTACGTTGTGTTTTTATACACAAGTGACGATATGAAACTTTTACAGGAGACAAAGGTGCAATTAGTTAAAAATCGTATGAGTTTAACAATGTTAGAGCCTGTTACGGTTGCCTTTAATCCTGAACATAATATAATAGGAGAAATGATAAAACAGCCTGAATTTGAGCAAGATTTTTCATTTATAGATGTTAATTCTTCTCTTGATTCGCAGGCATCGTCAGGATTAGGAAGCCTCGGAGATTTTGATGATATTTAGATATATTTTATATATTATATAGCTTCACTAAATATATACTAAAATGAAAATAAAAGACGCCATAAATGCTGCCACCGGCAAGGAGGAACGAGAGTTTGTTGAAACTCCTTCAAAAAAGAAGGAATTAAATAATTTTTTCGAAAATAAAGTGGGTATTAAGATCGATGTACAAAGGATCCACGATAATGCGTTAAAAAATGTTGAGACTTCTAAATGGCACAAAATGTTAAGTAAAGTTACCGATGAGGTAAAGGAAGCCAAAGAAGAAGTTAAAAAGATGAGGAATATTGTTAGGGATACCAAATTAGAAAATGTTCACTTAACTTGTTTAGTTAATTCGGCTAAAAAAGACGCATTAATTCGATCATATAATTATTATCATTTAAGAGATAAGGAATCACAGAAAAAGGACTCTTTAGTTAAAATATACAATTATTCATATTATAGAAATGAAACTATAAAGTTAAAAGATGAGCTTAATCAGTTAAAAGATTATATTAAATTTAAGCAATTCAGAGATTCACAAAGAAGGAATGATTACTACAATGATCGAAGAATTAACACTTTTTTCTCAAATAAAAGTTCACGAGACGAGCATTTGAAAAAGAATGTAGCACGGCTTCCTGAAGTTATTAAATATAGCAAAATTAACAATGAGCTGATTATTGGTGAGTCTACTGTTAAAATTCCTGAAGGTTCGTCTTTAGAGGGTGTTGAGTTATTTATTCGTTCCTTGTTCCCTAACGCCGAATACACCCTTGTATATGTAGATTCAGCATCCACGGTGCGAAACGCCGATGACGAGCCCCAGACGCCCCCAGAATCGAACGATATAGACGATGAAGAAGGTGATAAAGATGATAAGGAAGATCAAAATGAAAGTACGAATCGAGAGAGCGATTCTGTAAATAAAAATTCAGTTACGGTATCTGAAAAATTCGCCGATCTTTTAACACAATATTGCGATTATTTGATCAAAGATAGTGATTTGATAAAATTCACATCAGAGAACAAAGATGATCTCCCAGAGGTATTTGTTGATATTGTAGAAAATTTGAAATATGGAAGTTTAACAACCGAATATTATAATTCAATAAAAGACAAGTTCGAGGAGGCTTGTAAGAAAGAAAATGTTAAAATTCCAAATTTTAAGTTATTAGTCTCTGATTCGAAAGTGTTAACGAAGCGAGATTTACAAAAAAAGATTGGAAATGTAGCAACAAAAAAAGTATTTGATTCCGTTCCTGGTGTACCTGAAAAATTTATATATAGTAATAAAAAGCTACGTTTAGAGAATGAAGTTACGTTAAAAGGTGGTACCTTTGTTTACGCGGTTTTTTAGTAGATATTAATACTGTTTTCTCGCCAACTCTGCCTATATTTGTAGGCAGAGTTTTTTATTTGCGTACTATATGAATAAAGTAAAAAGTTACATAAATGATAAGTATAAAATTAGTGAAGTTTGGTTTTTGTGTTTCGGGGAGTCCGTCCCGCTCGGAAAATGTTTTTGCCCATTTCATTCAAATAAAAAAACTCCTTCTGCTAAAATTTATGAAGATTCAGGAGTGTTAAAATGCTTTTCGGTTTGCCAGCGGTCTTATACATCCTACGATTTGTTAAAAAAGTTCAGGCCGGATATTATAGAAAATGAAAAGAAAAGCACAATATTTGAAAATAAGCAAACAGTTAATAAGTCTAATTTCAGGTATATTAACGTGAAAGCGCTAATTAGTCAAGGTTTAAGTAATGTAGAAATATACAAAAATATAAAAGACCAATATGTTTAAATTGTACAAACATCTGATAACCTCGATAAGTGGTAAAAAGTTAAAGTGCAAATATTTGTTGTATGAAGATAAAAATATAATATTTGTAAAGACTGACAGTGGAAAATACTACTTAATTAACAAAGAGTCAATTTTAACAAATTCAGTGCTATCTCTCAGTGAGGATGATGAATAATTAGTTAAATAAAGCAATATGAAAACAAAGGAAAAGAACGGACATTTATTAACATTAATAGAAACAAATGATGAATTGTCCGATTTGATAAAAAAAGTAAGTACGATTCCCAAAGGTTCGTTAATGGGTTTAGATACGGAAACGACCGGTTTAGATTTCGTAAAAGATAAAATTGTAGGTTATTGCATTTCTTTTGGAACTAAAAACAGGCAAAATGGCTTCTATTTACCTGTTCGGCATACAATGTTTAACAATCTGCCAAATGATAGAGTTGTTAAATTTATACAGGTTTGTTTAAGATATTTCACTTCCGTACTATTTAATAGAAATTTCGATTTCTTCATGTTAGAAAATGAAGGTATAATTATTGATGAAAAAGTTAAATCTAATGATGTGCAGATTATCTGTTGGGAAGCAACGCAGGAGCGTTACCCTGCATTAAAGCAATATTATGCAAAGTATTGTAAAAAAGAAGTAACTGACTATGCAGATAATTTCGCAAAAACAATAAAAGGCAAAAAAACACACATTGATCCTGAAGAATTTAATTTTGCAAATACGAATCCAGAAATTTCCTACGAATACGCGGCGATGGATCCGTGCATAACTGTTGAATTATACCACAAAATGAGAACTTTATTTTCTTTTGTTGATGTAGTTTATCCTTTGGATAATACAGTAGCCGAGGTATTAAGAAAAATTTCAAAAACCGAATTAAGGATTGATTACGATTTAGTACGCAAAGAGCTGTTAAAAACAGATCAAAAAATAAATAATATTGCTAATGAGATATATCGTGTAGCTGGATTTAAATTCAAAATATCGTCAAATGTACAAAAAGCCGAGGCTTTGTCAAGGTTTGTGACATTAACAGAAAAAACCGATAAAGGGTCTTTTAAGATGGATTCAGATACTTTAGAGAAAATCGATCATCCCTTAGCGCGTTTATTTGTGAAATTTAACGAATTAGTAAAATACCGTGGAACCTATTTAGAGAATATTTTGGTTAAGGAAGGTAAACCATTTAGGGTTACTTATTCTACTGTTACAGTACCCACCGGGCGTCTTTCTTCAGGGGGTCAAAAAAAGAATAGCTATTTTGCAAATATTAACGTACATGCAATTCCTAAAGAGGTTGTTAAAATGTATGTACATGAGGATAAAGATCTCGGTTATACGTTAACGGAAGTTAAAGAAGGTGCTCTTGGCGAATGTGAAACCAAAGCCGGCCTACGTAGTGCCTTTTTGCCGCCGGAAGGGTATGCAATTTCTTCTCCTGACTTTAGTGGTGAAGAAATTCGAATAGCTGCAAATTTATCTGGAGAAACCGCTTGGTTGGATACGTTATATAAGGGCGGAGATATACATTCTTCAACAGCTGAAAAAATTTTCGGAAAAGTAACAAAAGCAAACAGGAATATAGCAAAAACTTCAAACTTTTTAATGTTATATGGTGGTTCTTATTATACTTTGGCAAGTCGTTTAGAGATGGCTGTTTCCGAAACAAAAGTTATATATGATAAATTTTTTCAAGCATTACCAAAGTTTAAATTATGGGTTGAACATCAAAAAAAGAAATCACGCAAAAATATGTTTTGCAAAACTTATTACGGAAGAATGCGTGATTTAAGACCTTTTTACAATACTTCAGATCCAAAAAGGTACGCTCTTGGTGATAGGTCGTCAATTAACAGTCCAATACAGGGTTGTATTCCTTCACAAATATTATTTGAATTTGACGATTTGGTTTGCCGTGCATCCTGCGTTCAAAAGTATGTTAATTTTTTAGAATACTCAAAAGAAGCAGTTTTAACAAATAGAGGAGAAAATTACTGTTATTTCTTAATTGCAAATACAGGTGATTTCTTAATTTGCGATAATAATCATAAATTATTTACATCATCAGGAGATGGAAAATTGAAAGAATGTAAAAGTCTTGAAAGCATTGGGAAAAAGGTATTTTTAAGTCCTTTACAGAAAAAGCCAGGAATTGATTTTAACGTTTTAATAAATTATTTTAGATATAATTGTATTTCTAAATTATTTTGTTATGTTAAAAACAGAGACTATATTATGAAAAGTAAACATTTGGGGACTTTGTTTTTCATAGCGTGGTTAAAGCGTGAAGGAATTAAAATAGATAATGATTTAGATGCGTGCTCGCTTAGGTCTTTGGCATCAATTTGTGGGTATAATTTGATAAGATTAAGAAGTGGAAAATACAGATTAAAATTTACAAGAAAAAGAAAAGCTAAAATTGTAAAACTTTACGAAAAAGGAATTTTACCAGTCGCATCTGTTACAATACGTAACGGGCGGCCAATTTATCCAACGATGGGGTTTTTAAATAAAAATACCGGTGGAGACGTTATGCGTATTAAATTAGTGCAATTTTACAATCTAATGCGTACAAATAAAGAATTTGGAGAAAATGTAATAATGTTACAAAACGTACATGATGAAATTTCTTTTGCAATAAAATACAGTTATTTAAGAAAAGCATTCGAGATTATACCAAAAACAATGTCAGTTGTTAATAAAGGTTGGAAAGTTCCTTTATTATGTGAAATGGGTATCGGACATTCGTGGGGCACTATGATAGATCCAACATATATTGACGAAAAAGGGCGAATTGTTGACAGTGATAAAATTGACTGGTACGAGGGTTGCAGTCCTAAAGAAAGAGGAATAGATGTTAACGATCCCAAATATCTACGTGTTAATAATATGTGCGTTCCTGAATTGGACTATTTACAAAGTTAGACTGAGTTCAATTTCATTTTATATATTTAGTAAAGGGCTTAAAAATGTCTTTTATTTTGTTTAATTTTGTAGTCATGTTAGCAAAAAAATACATAGAGGTTGAGGAGGTTCCTTCTAATTACGCAGTAATTGTTCCTTTATGTATTGTTATGGCAATAATTGGAAGTTCTGTAAAGTATCTTAACACTTACGAGAAATTTGAAAATCGCAAGTTTATTGTAGCTTTAATAACATCTATTTTTATTGCTGTGACTACGTCTGTGCTTTTACGTGAATTTACGGACGTTTCCGACGCAATTGTTGTAGTTATTTGTGGAATTTTTGGCTGGGGTGGTGTGTCTGTATTAGATTTCTTTGTTGAGGCTATAAAGTCCCAAATTTCGAAAACTTTAGGAGATACGGATATTCGAAGGGATCGTTATAAAGAGCATGAACATGTTAATGATTCAGAGTTTTAATTATGTTAAATTAAGTAAATATTGAGATTATGGCAAAACCAGATAGATTAATTAAAATTATACTCGGTGCGGAGGGTGGTTATGTTAACCACCCTAATGATAGGGGTAAACAGACAAACCGCGGTGTAACGATAGGAACTTTTAGGTTTATTTTTGGAAAAGATAAGACTGTCCAAGATCTTATAAATATGACCGAGGAGCAATGGTTAATAGTTTTTAACTATTACTGGAATAACTGGCAGGCTTCTAAAATAAAGTATAATTGTATTGCAGACTTATTAGTGGACTGGCATTGGGGTTCTGGTTTGCGTGGAATAACGAAAGCACAGAAGGCTTTACAGGTTTATCCAGATGGAGTTGTAGGTGATATTACGTTATCAGCTATTAATGACTGTAAAGACCCGAAGGCTCTATTTAATACGTTAAAAGATGCAAGAATGCTTCATTATATGGGAATTACGGAAATGAATCCGAGTCAGGCGGTTTTTAGGGCTGGATGGAAAAATCGTGTAAATATGTTTAAATGGTACGACAATCCAATCGAGATTAAGCCTTTATCTAAAGAAGAGGAGGAAAAATTTAAGGAATTAGAGCCGGTTCGCGAGATGGCTGTTGATACGGCATCTGTTGATACTGTTAAAGATTCCTTAAATCCTAAATATTTGGAAGTGTTAAAAAAGTTATCTGTTGACACTATTCCAGTAAGTTTGCGAGCATCTTTAATTCACGAAAACTTTCTTAAAAAATTAGAAACATGTATAAAAGAGTAATGACTTTGCTATTTGCATTTTTATTAATGTTTTTTGTACATATTTCCTATGGTCAAGATGTACAATTTAAAAATGCTTATCCAACGGTAGCGCGTGGAATCGGTTTAACGACTTTTTCGTTAATAGCGATGAGTTTGTGTATTTTTTCTGTTGAAATAATGAAATTATTTACATTTATTAAAAACAGTCCATTTCTTAAAATACTTATATCTACGTTAATTGGAGTAACTTTTGTTTGCACATCATGGTTTTTAGGTATTGAGTTCTTTTTAGATGAGTTAAATTTTTGGCAGGCGGTGTTGCAAGGTGTTATTACCGGTTTAGCCGCGTCAGGTTTATACGATTTATGTAAAACTTTATTTACTTTCATAAAAAAATAAGGTTAGTCTTTTTACTTGTTTTTCATATATACTAATTATTTACACCAGAAGTAGTTTATTTGTGAAAATGGACTACTTCGCTTTTTATATAAAAACTTATGAAAAATAGAACAATAATTTATTTTACGATACTTTTAATATTCTCATCAATTGCTTCATATTTTATAGCTCGTTATTACATTGATAAAAAATATGAATATAATAAGCATGTATTTGACAATAGCAAAGAGTTAAAAATAACAAAAATTGACACTGTACGATTAGTTAATTTTCGTATTGATACTATAAAAACAGTTAAATATGTAGATACTCTGGAATTAGCTTCTCACGAATTAATACACAAAGATGATACTGTTTACGGTATTGTTTACGTTCCAATAACAACCCATAAAATTGAAGAAAAAGGTGTTTTTGAGGCTATAATTAGTGGATATAGACTACATGTTGACTCAATTTATGTTTATCCAAAAACAGAAATATATGAAAGAATTGTAAAAAATGAAAACGAAAACAATCGTTTTAACATTGATTTGAATACCTCTGCTGTGTATTTCGATGGATATTATGCCAAAGTTGCCATTAACAATAATTACAGATTTTTATACTTAAATACGGGAGTGCTTTATGATTTGAATATTAAGAAGTTAGCTCCGTATGTAGAGGTCGGGGTGCGATTTCGGCTAAATTAGTCCAGATATATACTTTATCTTTGTGTCAAATAAGAAAGGGCAGATATATGGTACTTTGCACAACAAAAAAAGATAATTACGTAGTTGATAGTATAATAGACTACAAAGGTAAAAATTACAAAATTGAGAAAATTACACATTTGAAAAGAGATTGTGTAGAACTAACTTTAAAGGAAGTTGAAAGGTGTAGACGTGTAATAGGTTAAGTATTATTAGAAAAACAAGTAAAATTATGAATTACGTAAAGCAAGATTACGTTAATATGTGGAATGAGGTTAAGAATTATTTACAGCCTGATGTATATATTGACGTATTGGAAAGAACCGGCCGAAATGGTAAAGAAAGTGTAATTGAAGATTATGTACAGGCTTTAACATTTGTTAAAACAGCATACACTTTAACATCTATTAAGGATCTTAAAAAATTCGATTCGTTAAATGATCTGAAAAATATATTTCCGAGTTCATTAAAAAAGCGGATGGATATTAGGAATTTAATGCTTTTTTACCCTTACAGTCAGTTAAAAGAATCAGAGCAGACTACTTTGTGGTTATATCCAAGATTTGTAAAATTTAGGCTATATAAAGGTTTTAGATTTTTAATGGTTAAAGAGCATGGGAGTTTCGTGCGTGCTTATTCGCGGTATCCAGATAGCTTAAATTTCACATATAGAAATTATAGTAGAATTTTAGGTTTACCAAAGTTTCACGAAAGTGAACGTTTCCTAATTGATATGAAGGTTTTAATTAATCCTAATATTGACATTGTTAATATATTAAAAGATTATGGAATTTACAGTCGTTCACATTCCGAAGCGCTTAGCATGCTTTTGTCAATGAATGAAGAATTAGCGATTGAAATTAGGGAAGATGTATTTAATGAATATAAAACATCACTATATTACTATAATGTTATATATCCTTTATTTTTTGGCGAGTCTTTAGTTAATAGTTTACATGAAGGAGTTTTTAACATACCTTTAGTTGAAGAGTATTTACGTCAATATATGTATATCATAGGTGCTAATTTAGCAGATACGTTAAGTAAAGAGGAATTTGATAATATATGTAGTTTAGACAGTAATGTTAAAGGTATTTTATTTTACGATACTTCTTCAAAATACAACACAGGTAGAAACGCTTCGAAATCTGGTATAATTAAATATAAAATCAGTGAAATTAAGTCAAATTCCAAAGTTCTGTGTGAAGAATCGGAGGATAATAAAATGGTACTTTTGAAATCAAAAGAATGTAATAAATTCCTAAAATGGGTTGATAAAGAATCGTTTTCTCTGTTTAATTTAACAAATATTTAATTATGGGTATTTTTATTGAAAAGAGAGATCCTTGGAATAAATTTTTATGTAATTTGCTTTTAATATTCCATTACGCTGTTCCGTTAATGATTTTAACATTTCTCTGCTGCGAGTATGATGCTTTTACATGGATAGATTTTATTTTAGGAATTTTAATATATGTAATTGTTAACGTTTTGTTAAATTTAAGGATAAAAAAGTTCAATTATGGAGATGATAAAATTTAAAAATATACTGAATAATTTAAAGTTTTTCTTAAAAACAATTAATTACGGTTCAGTTATAATTGATACATTCGCCTTTGGGTCATTTGGGTATGTTTTAACATCTGCAATAAGATCAAATATAGATTATGTAATATTAACATCTTGTTTCATTACAGCTTTTTTTCTTTCGGTATTTTTTGATCATAAGGATAAATAAATTAGAATTATGAAAATTTTTGTAAAAAGTGATATTTCGTGGTTATATTTAATAATGAAATTTATATTAGATTTCATAAAGGCCGCACCTTACATGTTTTTAACATATATGTTTGTCAAATATGACAATTTTAATTTGGTAAATTTAATTATTTGTATTATATTCTACTTTTTTATTGATGTGATACAAACATTAAAAATAAACATAAAAACAGGTAATTATGGAAAAGATAAACAATGAGACTCTTTTAGAGATTGTAAAAGTTTTATTAAAAATAATTAACTCAATTTTCCTTTGTGTAGTTATAGTTAGTTTTACAACTAAAGATACAGTTGCTTTTGTAGTCTTTTTCTTATTCACAATGCTTTTAGAATTATTGTTAGATAATGTAAATATAGAATAATATGGTAAAAGTTAAATTTAAGAAACCGAAACCTAATGATTATCCTCCGTTCGAAAGAGTTAATTTTAACAAATTATGGCCTGGTGAAAGGTATATTTTTGTAAGTAATGGATGGGCAATAAGTTTTGTTAACGATAAACATTCGAACGATTTTGAATCTTTATTGGATAGTACACAAAAATATGGAAAAAATGAAAATAAAAAAGATATTTATAAAGATTATTATGGATATGTAAAAACCTTGCGAGGTAAATATGTTTATAGACGTGAAAATGATTTAGAGAGTTTACATCCGACCGACGCGGATATTTTATTAATTAAAGAAAACGAATTAAATAATTTTTATAAGCACAATGGAGCCTTTTTCAATTTACCGATCAAGATTGACGAGGATGGTGGAATTACCTTTTAACGATCACTTTTTTAACAAAGTTTTACCTCCTATTGAAAAAGTTAAATTTTGTGAATTAATTGCAGGAGAAAGATATATTTACAAATTTAACGAAAGTATAGTATGTTTTAAATTAAAAGAAAGTGGGACTGATTTTAGCAAAATTCAAGATTTTGTTAAACCTATTGGAGATGTTGATAAATCAAAAATATTCGAAAACTATACCGGCTATTTAAAAATTGATAAAAGATGTCCAGTTTATTTAGTAACTCCTTCTTCTGGTCTCCTTCTTGTTGAAAGAAGTATATTTTTAATAGGAAAAGATGAAGATCCAATCTTTATTAAAAATCATCCAATAATGTACACAAGTTCAATGCAATCTTTCGCTTATGCAGGAGAATGATTTAATAAATATTGCAAAGGCTTTTGGTTTAGATAAATTAGATCCATTGGTTGCAGATTTAGTAAATCCAAAATATTATCAAAATAAAGGTTTTGAATGTTTTGATGTTATTGAGCAGCAATTTGGTCCTGAATCTTTAGCAGATAGTTGTATTTGTCAGGCTTTTCAATATATTTTTAGAAGTAAGAAAAAAGAAAATCGAATTTTAGATTTATTGAAAGCCTGCAAAATGTTAATAAAAGGTATTGAGATGTTAAATAAGGTGGAATCACAAAAGATTACATCTAAGGAAAAAGAATCTAAAAAGTAAATAGTTATGTATGTGAATGTTACGACTGCCGAAGTACGAAAAACAAAAACAGGTAAAGATTACTATTATTTGCAAGTAAGGACTGGCGATTCGTCTTTTGTTCTGTATGTATGGGATCCGACTCAAGAGTTTAAAACTGGTGAATTTTTACAAATTGAAACAGTTAATGTTAGTGGTGATTTCACAAGTGCAAATTCTTCGAATATAAAAAAGGTTAAAAAGGAAGAAATTCCAGAAGACGATCCGATACACAAATTAAAACTTATTGGCGATTATGATTCGGATGGTTTATGGAATTATTGGAATCGTTTAATAACAGATACAATTATAGACCCTCTTGAGCGTGAATTTCTACTATCCGATAATGTTAAAAAATCGATAGAAAAATACGGCGAGTTTGCTGCTGGTAAAAGAATGCACCATGCCTTTAAAAATGGTTTAAGTTCACATACCGTAGAGGTATTGGAAACATGTTTTGTTTTAACAGAAGCAAATTATATTAGTGAAAATTTAGATAGGTTCGTATTATTTTACTCTGCATTATTACATGATTTTGGTAAAATCTACGAATATACAAATATTTATAAAAATACAGAATATACTGAAAACATGTTTTTAATGGGTCATATTTATATAAGTTCGTTAAGGGCACGCACGTTATTGCAAAATTGGGTTTCTACTTTACCAGAGGACAAAAAGGCAGCAGGTAAAGAATTGTTTAAGAAATCAAAATTCATAGAACATTGTATTTTAGCTCATCATGGTAAAAAGGAGTTCGGGAGCCCGGTGGTACCAGCAACAAAAGAAGCATTAATTTTACATTATGCAGATGAAATTAGTGGAAAGTTACAAAGTTTTGAAAGTGTAGGAAACATGGAGAAGTCTTTTATGTGGGATACACACGTTATAAAGAATTAGGAAAGTTTAAGAAAGGACGATCTTTATCAGATCGTCCTTTCTTATATAGGTACACACGCGTACGCGTGCATAAGGCTAACTGACTGAAAACCACACAGATAACGAAGTTTAACAAAGTTGGATTGATATTTAACCTTCCTTGTGTTGCTGGTTCCGAAAAGCCGCCGTTTCTTTGCGGTGTCAAAAGGGAACACCCCCGGGAGACAAAGTAACAAGTAAAATAAGAAAGGAATAAGAAAATGGGAACAGTGGAATATATAAACAGCCTGCAAACTAAGAACCCCGCCAGCGTGTTTTTTGATAACTTCGTAGACTATTGTAATAAGAAGGAGAAGGAAGGTTTTGCCCCGTGGGACGGGTATTTTACCCTTCCTTTGTGCGGGTGTAGTTACGATTACCGCCTGAAAATGGTCAAACGTGAAGAAAATGACAACCGACCGGTTTTATACCATAATATAGGGATAAGGGAAATACACACGGAAAAGGGCTACTTTAACGATATAGACGGCATTTTGGGTGCTATTTATTCGAAGAGCATTCTGCTTCTTTCTGGCAAATTTGATACTTTCCGAAAGATAAACGCAAACCTTTGCGGCCGGCAGGATCTCCTTTGCGCCAGCCATCGGTACTGTGTAGAAATAGATTTCTACCTTACTGATGATGGCAATTTTTTCTACCTTGAGAGGGGCAAAAAGTTTACAGACACGACCCCGCTGCTTTTCCCTTTGTTTTTCCTACGTTATCCATCAGTTGTTGTATTTGGGTGCAAACGTACGTCCGAAGCCGGTACGCGTTTCAATATAGCCGTGCTTATTGAAGGGCGCCGCGTTTATCTTGATGATGGACTACTTGAAGAATTGAAGCAATCAATCATTCGCCCCAAAGGTCTACACGTGTAGACCTTTGGCTTTCAAGAAGATAACACAGTTTAACAAAGTCGGATTGATTTTTAACGTTATTTATGTTGCCGGTATCAGAAAATCGCCGTTTCTTTGCGGTGTCAAAACGAAATAGTAACTCTTTTAATAGGTAGAACAATGGATAATAGAACTGACAAAACGCGAGAAGAAGAAAGGCGAATAATAACCGCCGGTAATGTGTTGTTTGATTTTAATGGTATGGAGCTGGGCTTCGTAGATAGTGCAGGAATGATTGTGCAGGACGGCCGTTTCATGGCCGCTGTTACCTCTGATTCGGCCGGCTCTTTCTTCGACCGTGCTCTTGAAGATTTAAGTTTGCCGGCAAATTTTTGCCCTCTTGATGATAAGCAAAACGCTGAGAAGTTGCCGGCCGGTTTTGAGAATGATGAAAATGTAAGGGAGTATCTTTCGGCCGGCGAGCGGGAGTATCGCTTGATCTCGGCCGGCTTTTTGATTCCGAAGCAGGGCTTCCTTTGCAAACGGAACACTTTCACGGCGTACGCCTTTTATATAAACACGTTCGAAAGCCCGCGCGGCGGCGTGGTTTTGACTGGTATTTTGCACACTAACAAGGTGAACTTTAAAAGCCGCCCGGCGCGGTTTTTATCCTTCTCAAAATCTGGGTTGAGGTTTGGGGCTATTTAGCCCCCTCCTTGACGCCTGTAATATGCTGAGATTAAGACGAGAAACGAAATTTAACATTCAAGCAATAAACTTTAACTCTTTTTGTGTTGCTGGTCTCGGAAAGTCGTCGTTTCTTTGCGGTGTCAAAAGGGAACAACCCCGGGAGACAAAGTAACAAGTAAAATAAGAAAGGAATAAGAAAATGACACGTTTAGAACAAACGATAATCAAGAACATTAAAAGGGCGTGTTTTGACGAGATGACAAGAGACAATGCAAATCGCTTTTTTGTTTTTCCGCAAAAAGGCTGCTTCTTCGCGAATGCAACTCTCAATCTCTTAGACCGCGATTTCTTCGAGAATAAGCGCCCGGTTATACAGCACAGCTTTTTCCGTGACGAGCACTGCCAGCAATCTGGCTATTTTGAGGACAGAGATAACCTCATGGATGAACTATTTCAGGAGGGTACAATTATTCCAGACGGCCCTGAAAATTATAGGATAGCTCCTCTACATGTTTCCGAACGGCAGGCCGGCGCCCCCGATCTCGCTTTTTATATTACCCCGAAGGGATTTCTTTCGTACGCGAAACGCCCAGCCCATATTGATGACGCCGTGCGGGTATTTGTACCGGTATTCTTTTCACCTTGCAAGAAGGTAGCTCTTTTCGCCAGCAAGCGCAAAAATGACATGTATAATATAATAGCGGTTCTAAATGGTAGGGAGGTAATGCTTGACCAGGGGCTTCTTGATGAATTAGCGGCCTCCTAATGCTCAGCAGGGGCTTTCTTTAGAAAGCCCCTGTATATCAAACACTTAGCAAAGTTTAACAAAGTAGCAATCAATTCTAACTATAATTGTGTTGCAAGGTTTAGAAAATCGCCGTTTCTTTGCGGTGTAAAAAGAAATAAGATAGTAACGTAATAAAGAAAGGAATTGAGAAATGGATCATGTAGAATTTTATCGCGCCGAGGCATTAAGGTCTTTCCCAGAAACTTTTAAGCTGCCAGATAGCCTTGCAAAAACACGGGTGGATCAATACGCAAAGGCGCTATATTTTCGCCGGGAGGATAAAGAAGAAGGCGAGTACGCTTTTAAGTTGGAAACGCCCTGGGCCTTTGCGTCTGGCTTAACTAAGTTCTTTTTCGATGATAAGAAAGACGACCCGCTCTGCAAATTAAGCTGGGATATGCGAGATTTCCATGATTGTGAATTATTGTTGACAAAGGAATGTTGTGTGGCTTTGCGTTTTAAGGACGACGCCCGCCCGCCGATCGTGTTTGTTCCGTTTGCTTATGATGAAAATTTAAGTGGCAAAAAGAGCTTCCAACGCCATATAATTTGGATGGTTAATTATCCAGAATTTAATCGAACGAATAAATTTTTATTCTTCATTTCGGTATGGGTTCACGATCATCATCAGGTATTTTGGCCCGTGGGCGCCCTGCGTGAACTGCTCGAAGAGGTGCCTTCCTTATCGGTTTCTGATGAAAGCCGCGAGCGAAACTTGCAATATTTCAATGATTGGAAAACCGGCTATTTAAGTCGCTTACAGTATGCAGATGAAAAAAAGGCCGCGGCCTTAAAACGGAAAGAGGAGCGCGAAAGCCGACCGTATTATCTAAACTATAAAGACCCTGCCTTATTCGAGGCCGCCCTGGGCGTTATATTTGAAGGGTCGTATATATTCATATCGGACAGAGGTTTGCAAATTTATTCGGCGGGCAAACCGTCGGCCGAGGGCGGGTACTATTTAACATCTAACCAGTCAAGTGGAAATAAATTCAAATACATAGTTTCGGACAAATATAAGATAGTTCCGAAATTATACAAGAAATTCGGGGATAAAACGGACATCCGTTTTTTAGGCGAATTTGCTGAGCGTGTTGAGTCCGTGTGTATTACGAACATGAACGTTATAGCTGTAAATATAAAAGAGCGCGGTTCTGTGATATTTTACCCTTTCTTTTTTCAGGACTTGAATCCTAAGAAAATGGAGAATTTTAACATGTTCTGTTTTGGTAAATACAACCACCCCGAACACGGCGAAAAGTATATGCTTGCTGCGTTTTCGGTTACTGATGGCTTTGTGCGTATGATTTTAGACGATATAGAAATTAATCGAGATGGCAAATAAAATTCAATTTAATAAGATAGAGGACTTGATGGTTGGCGAAAGCTCTAAAGTGTGGGGAGAATTAAAAAAGGAAGTAGGCGGCGACGCCTACTTTCTTTCCAACCGTCCAGAGGTTATTCTAAAGAAGGAAGGTATAAGCCTTGCAAAAAATCACATGATCAAGGCGTTATTAGGCGACGCCCGTCGGGAGGACTCAAATTACCGGCTTTTTGTTCCTCAAATAGCCCCTCGAGATGGAATTGATTTCTCTAAAATACAAATACGGCTAAACGGTTACGGCATTATTGTATTAGATTACGTATTAGATTATATATCCTATCAGGCCGCCTTTTTTCCGTATTTGTGCAATCAAAAGCACGGAGTGCTTCTTTACATGGGTTTTTACACGTCGGCCGGCGGCCGGGCGCCCATGTATATCTTGATGAACGAAAGCGGCGAATTTGTTCTTAGTGCTAATTTCATAGATTGCTTAATTATGAACAATGTGCAAAATACTGCAATTCTCGAAGAGTTCGAAAATTCCGAGGACTAACTTTTTTCTTCATTTCTGCGTGTTTTTAGGCGTCCTGTGTGTATGCACGGGGCGCCTTTTTTCATTATATGCGAAATTACATATAATCTAAATTTGCAATATTATTCGGATATGGAATATATTCCATATATCCAATAAATAAAAGTTGCAATATTTGAGCATGACTTTTTGTCATTTCCGTAAAAGGCAAATAAAGGTCGTATTCTGGTACAATTGTTCTTTTTGGTGGATTTTTATACAAAATTTAACAGAGTGCGAAAAAGCCTCGAAAAAGCCACATTAAGGCCACCGGCCGTGCCACCCCCGTACCACCTGCGTGTTATATATTACCAGCGTTTGTGTATATTGCGGGCATAAAGGCCGCCGGCCGCCCTGCTTAAAAACGCCCTCCGAACCGTCCGAACGCAAATAAGGCATTCTGGCAGCTTTTCTTTATCAGGGTGGCACAACTACCCGCAGACGCCGCGAAAGTCCATCAGAAAGCACCGCAGGCGGCAAAAACGCGTATCCACGGCGTTATCGTCCACCCTGCTGGGGGGGGGAGGCCGGAACGGGGGGGTAAGCCGGCCGCCGGCCGGCCTCTTGACGCCCGTCCCTATCCGTGTACGCGTACAATATCTACGTGCGCATGTTTTAACACTGAGGAGGATATAAGGGTATGTTAATAACAGCACGTACCAGTTCGTACTTGGTACTAACTTACATACTAAAATAAAAAAATATAGATTTTTATTGAACTAACGCTGGTGCTCCTGAGTGTGCGTACGCGTATCTCTATTTTTAATAATTAAAGAAGTGTATAAAAACACAAAGTGTTAAAATGATAGATTTTCGTTTCGGTTTGTTAGTTAATTGGGCACGCGCGTTTTTTATATCCCCCTTGTGGGGAGTTAATGTACGCCTGTACGCGCGTACGCGCGTTGGGGCTTGAATTTGTGTGTTTGAAAAGGTTTATTTAATTGGTTTTCAAAGTTTTACAACGGTACGAAAATAGAACATTTTAGAAAGGTTTTCAATAAATTGCTTCGCAGCGTGCTGGTTATCAATTAAATACGGTAATAAAATCAATTTATTTTTAGAACATTTTCGCTTATTCTCGTACTGGTTAGTCTTCCATTTTTAGACATTTCAGGTAACTTTTTGAACATCAATGTTAAAATCGTTAATCTACTATCAATCAAGCAGCGACGATTTTTTAACAGTGTACTGATTGTTATTATATATTTTTAATACATTTTAACACGAAACAAATTCGCCATCTGGTCATTCTCTGCTTATTAGATTCCGTTTCGAACATTTTCTGTACTGACATTTTGACAGAAATCCGTCTTTGCGACTTGAAAATTTTCAAAAACGCAGTTACAATAATAAAATGTTCATTGCCTTACAAATTTTCAAAAACGCAGTTACGATAACAAAATGTTCATTTATTTGTTTGATATTTTTATACTTTTTTATTGTCGAGTTTTGTTTTTTCGTGTATATCTTTGCAGTGTTTTTAATAGAAATAGTTTTACTCATATATTAAATAATTATGGAAATTACTAAATTTTATTATCCGCTATCTTCGGAGAATCCGATTCCTTTCGTATTAGGTACGAAGCCCCTCTCGTTTAACTTTGTTGGCAGAGATTATAAAATCTCAACATTTCCGCCGAGCTCAAATCACATTATTGACTTTTTCTATAAAATAGAAGCCAGATTTGAGAAATATTTATGTATTATTACTGAGGAGGCAAGGCGTTTTGCAAATTACACTGAAGAATTTGACAAAATTCTTTTTGACGTTTTTAGTGATTTTAATTTCTTCAAAAATAAGAATTACAAGATCCTCGGTGTAGTTAGTACTTTTAGATCATCTAACAAAATCGATATGGTGTTAGTTAATATTAATGGTATTTGGATTTTGTTCAGTTTAGCAGATGGTATTTACGTTTTCGGAGATCTTCCAGAAAGTGAAAAAGATTCAAAAAGTGCAAATCCAGGTAAAAACATCTCGAAAGACGATTTATCTCGCTTAATCAAAAAAGAGTTAGAAAAAAGTGGTATTTTCACAAAACTCGCAAAGCAACGGGTTAAGAGAATGGTGGTAATCAGTGATTAGGAATTAATTTTAACCAAAAACAGCAGGGAAAATACCAATTATCCCTGCTGTTTGTATTTTTATGTAAATATGGTAAAGCGCGGTTATGACGATTATATCGTTTATAAAAATGAAGTCCTTCCAGTAAGTTTTAACAAAACGGAAGACGCCATTAAAATAGGAGAAATAAAGTATAAAAGAGATAAAAAATTCCTCTCTGTTGATCTTGATGTTTTAGCTCTTTGTTTCAATTTAGAGCTTTTTGAGGTACGTTTTGCCAGTCATGGTGCAGTTGTTTCCAGAACGGAAACAGTTAAGGAAGGTATTAAATACGATTCTTTTGAATTAAGACCTTTTTGCAGAACTGATGAATTTTACATTTTTTTAGCAAGACATGGAGATACGTTAAAAATTGCTTTGTTGAGTATTGATAATAATAAGGCATATATTAACTTTGGCTGTTATTCACCATATTGCATCGGTGTATATGAAAAAACTACAAACCATCCATTTTATTACTTTTTAGACTTTGGTGGGCTTTCTTATTATATGCTTAACGCGAATACATTATCGATTTGCGGGCTGTTTAGCAAGGTTACGTCCTTTCCTCTGAATTCGCGTGTAGCTTTCCGAGGGCTTATCCCGATCGTGTTTCAAGGCTCGCATGCTTTGCACGACGGAGGTATCTATCTTTGCGCCGGTATGGGTTACTCTGGGTACTTGCTTCGTTCCGTGCATGGCGATCAAAAAAGGCAGCTACTTTGGATCGTAGATAATAAGGAGCTGCTCTATGTGCGTGCTAAATGATTGATATACAGCCAGTTCTCATTTTTTAACATTGTTTATAGTTTTTTGTGTTGTGCGTCTCGGAAAGTCGCCGTTTCTTTGCGGTGTCAAAAGGAAACAAGGTCTCCTGCTGGCAAGCGCTAATTGAATTAATTACATACTATGCAATATGGAAAATAAACTGACAAATTCCGAGTTCCTTGATAGGGAACTTGATGGTTTAGAGAGAGAAGAAGTAGCTACTGGCGAAATTGTGTGTGATTACGAGCCCGATACGGATGATATTATTCTTGAGGGTGTTCCTGAAAACGATTCGGCCGGTGATACGAATAAAGACCCTATTGACGTCTGTGACGCCCCTGCGAACGCCGTAACGCTTTCCGTGGGCGACCCGGGTACATTGATAGGGGACGGCGGCAAAGTCTCCCAGGAGGCTCCTGAAGCGTCTTTTGTAGACGTGTATAAGAAGAATTTCTCGGGGAGAAAGGACGGCGCCGATCTTAGTTCGTTTTATATCCGTGATATTTTGCGGGAGGCTTTTTCTACCTATATTTGCGAGCACGGTGAGGTTAAGGTCATAGAGGGCGAGCCGGTGCGTGTCGGTGTGGGTGATACTATTTATCAGATTACCGCCTACACGAGCGAGACAATATACGGTTCGGCCGTAACAAAGACCGATCTCGGCACCTTGCTTGAAATTGATAGGGTAAATAAAATTGTAAAAACTCGGTAAATAACCGTTTTTATAACCTCTCTTTTTTTAGTGCTTTGTTCTGTGGAAGCCGGCGGGTAACACCGCTGGCTTTTATTGTGCGAAATTCCTAAAGATAATAAAATTAATTATTAATTATTTGTTTACAAGTTTGTACCTTTTGTTTTGTGTTTTCATTACGTCTTTAGGTTTTTCACGTACATTTGCAAACGGATACGCCTTCCGTTTAATGTACCATTTTTTCTGTTAGATTTAAGTTTATTTTTAGAATCCGTGCGCTTTATGTGCGTGTGTTTTTAATTGTTTTTCTTTGTGTCTGTCAAATATTTTTGATGATCACATAAGTGCACGGAATTTGCCGAGATGGTGAAATAGGTAAACACGCTGGACTTAAAATCCAGTGCCCTGTAAAGGGCTTGCAAGTTCGATTCTTGTTCTCGGTACAACCCTTTGTGATAAAGGATATCTGTTTATTAATTATATTCTTAAGTGGTGATTTTTTAATCATATTATTGTTTGGAATAGGCCGTCGCGTGGACGGCCTATTTTTTTATTTTATAGTTTGATAGTTATTTATATATTAATATAGGAGAAGAAAATATGAGTTTAGGAAAGTATTTTAAGACAGTAGGTGATTTGTTTACTTATTTCAACATAAACGTATCACAAGAGGATATCGCTCCGGGTCTTATGGAATTAGATAAGTATCTTTTTCCAAAAAGTTCGGAAGATATGGAAAGTAAAGTTTTTGCTTTTTCTTCATACATTAACAACACCTGCGTTGTATATACTACTGATATTAAAGAGGCGATAAAAAATGCAAATGATTTATTTTTAGGCGATAATTTATCACTTGACACGGTAACACCTTTTTTGAAAGAAAAAGGAATTTATAAAGAAATGATAAATTTTTGCATTAATAGATATAATAGAGGAATAGCGCCTTCTGATCCAGAATATGTCACAATTGATTATTTTAAGGAATACAAAAACAGAGATATTTTATACTCTTTAATTGGTTGTGGGGTTTTGATTTTTTCAACTGGTTCTGGCATACTTTTATATAATCCTACGTACTACAAATATAAAAATACATAAATAAAATATACAATTATGATAACTTACGGTGATTTTATCGACGATTATTTTCTTTACAAGTCTCGTGAAGAGGTTAATTTACCAGATTTTATGAAAAGATCTGGTATGGAATTACTTCCGAAAGCCGATCTTGATGATTATGACAAAATATCAGCTTTTGCACTTTTTGAAGAATTATCAAGAAGTTTTAACAGTCAGACCCCGTTAGATAAAGCTGTTAAAATTTGCAACTCTTGTTATTTAGCAACAAATTTTAAGGACGCAGACGGTGTTATTGACTTTTTGCAGCACAAGGGTCTTTACAATAAATTATGCAAAGAGGCTTTGGATAAGAATGTAGGGTCGTCGATTCAGGATCCTGATATTTCTTATTTGGAAAATTTGTCAAGTAAAGACTTACTTATTTTTTTAACGGAAGCAAAAGTTCTGGTATATGATTGGATGGATCGTGGTACTTTGTTTTACCATCCTGATTATTATAAAATTGGTGTTTAACGCAAATCAAACCTATTTTCACTCTTTTTTCTATAAAATTTTCATTGGTAGGGCGTCCTCGTGGCGCCCTATTTTATTAAAAATGTACTATTTAGATACTTTAAGATCCGATCCATTAAAGTCAATTTCTTTATGGAAATTTAACTGGTTGTATAGTATGTATCGAGAAAATCATCAACTTTTTACAACAGATGGAGATTTTAAAGCTATTATGGAAAATTATGGAAAAGAAGAAAATGGAATTAAGAAAGAAGTAGATTTTTTAACTTTGATAGATTCGGCCGCCTTAGTTCTTCCAGACAATGGTTTCAACATTTCAGAAAAGTTAATGATTTTATATTGTTTTGGTATTAAGGCAAATTTAGATTTATATTTAAGTGTAGAAAAAGCGGCTGACATTCTTAACCATTGTTTAGTTAAAAGGTACATAAAACCTAACGAAATAACTACTTTTTTGACATCGGTAGATATAGCTTACAACGAAAATATAGATATTTTTATATTTAATATAGAAAATAATAAATTCTACTTACAACAAGAATATACAGAAATTCATAAAAATAAAGTCTTTCAGAAAGATATTAAATTTGCATTTTTATGTTTTTACACGTGTATTTTTATAAATCCATTATATTTAAAAAAGTTCTCAAAACGTTTATTAAAAAATAGTTAGTATATGTTATTAAAAGAATATACAAAAGCATACACATCATACGTTAATAGTAAATATAATTCGTGTGAAGTAGATACGGAAGATATTAGTATTCTTTTGGATTGTGTTTTACCCAATAAAGTTTTAAGTATTTATGAAAGAGCAACTATTTTAGAAAGATTTATACAACGTTTAGCTGTATCTCAAGATTCAAACATTGATGATATTCCAAAAATTTGCAACAAATGTTTTATTTGTGTATATATAACATCGAGAGGCTTATTAAATACTTTTTACGAAAATTGTATATATAAAGATATTGAAAAGTATGTTTTGGAAAATTTATCAGTTTTTATAAAAGATTTAGGATATAATCCTAAAAAGTTTTTAATGTTTTATCATCCAGATGTTGTTTGTGATTTTTTAGAAACTCATAGTATTATTTTCTTTATTAGGGATATATGCTTTTTTAATCCTTTTTTTGCATCAAAAATTAAATTATACTAAATATGAAAAGTGAAAATTTAACAGTTGGTTTGTTTTTAGAGCGTTTCGAAAGCATGCCATTATCAGGTTTTCTTAATTTTTTGAAAACTGAATATTCAATTGATTTAAGAAGTAAAGAATATGGTTCAATGTCTGATAACGATGTTGTTGCTTTAAATTCGTATTTAAGTGTTTATATCATTAATCCAGAAACGTCTTTTGAAAAAGGTTATAAATCTTTCAGAGAGGTATATTTAGGAAGTTTTGGAAATGATAAAGAAGCTGTAAAATTCTTAAAAAATAAAGGAATTTTAGATAAAGTAGATATTAAGGCTACTAAAGCGTTTGATATTTTGGACGAATTAGCAGAAAAGAGGGTTATTTTGTATATCCCTGTAACAACGACTATTTTCTTAATGCCAAAATATGTTTAGTTTCTAAAAATCACCTCAAAAACGTTTTAGTTTTATATATTATAAAAAATTAAGCACATGTTTGATTTAGACCTTCATTTTCAAACTGACGATGATAAGCGTTTATTCGAGACTGGTACGTTTAATGATCTTAAAAAATCAGGATTTTTTGAACATATTATAACTATTAACTCTTTACATTATACTTCTTTTGTAGAATATTTTCATTTACAGGACATTCCTGCAAAAGATTCTTATAAGTATTTTTCAGATTGTTATATTTGTCAAGGTTCTATTGAGGAGTGTGCTGATTTTTTAATATATTTAGAGCTTGTAGATACGGCAGATATAGATAAAGTTATTAATATTATACAAAATAGTAATAAGTTTTTCTACAATAAGTTATCGAAAGTTTTATATATTTCACCAAATTTTTACAATAATATTGCTACAAGTATATGAGTTCACGAAAAAATACTTTTGGACGATTTAACAATCGTCGCAGTGATGCAAATGTTTCTTTAGAAGGCATTGATATCTCCGAATTAATGAAATTTATTCAAGAAAATAACCTTGGGGCGTTAAATTACGATGAGGCAATTGAACGTTTTAGGGAACATTTGGCCGAATTGGATAATGATAACGATGAGGACGATGATGAAGAAGAGGACGACGGTGATGAAAATGTTAACAATCTTGACGATGATTATATTTATGATAAATATGATTTTGATAATTTCACAGACGCTGATTATAAAAAGTTAGCAAAAGAGACATTTGTTGAGGAAATTATAGATTATCCTGGTACTAAGTTAGAGCATTTATTAGATGGCTTTCTCTCAGAAGATGATTTTGACGACTTTAAGCGTTTTGTTAAATATTTCAATTTAATAGGAGAGACTGTATGGTATTGCGTAAATGCTTTTGAATCGTGTTATAATGATGATATTATAGAAGCGGCTGATGACATTGATGAATTTTATATAAATGAAGCCAGATACGGTCGCAGCAACGATATTGATTACAAATATTTGCAAAAGATGTTAGAAGCCGAGCATTTGTTAATGAAAGGTGATTACGGTATTTATATTTCTCCTATATTTGTAGAAGATTTAATAAATGATGTGATAAATATATAGTTTACATTTCATCAAGATTTATAGAATATTTATTTTAATAAAATATATTTAATTATGGCAAAACAAAAAGATTTAAGCAAGATCAGCTTTGGTCGTTACTTAAAAGATTCGAATATCTTTGGAATTGGTAGTACTTCTAAAAAGAAGAGAAATACTAAAGATAATCAAAAATCGAAAAATTCAACATCTCGTAGGCGCAAGGACGCCGAGAGCGATTCGGCAGATGAATTTATCAAATATTGTGCAAATCATAACGAGGATGATATTCTTATGACTTATCCAGAGGCCGAGGAGTTGAATCTGCCAGATGATTTTGATCTATTTAAGGAATATGTAGATTTCTTTACATTAGGCGACGAGGATTATTACACTGCAATTACTAATTTTAAGAATGCTTGGGTAATTGAAGGTTCAAAAGAGGATGTTGTAAAAGAGTTAATTGATAACGGTGTTTTTGACAAGGATACGCTTGAGTATTATTCAAAAGTTGATTCAGAAGGCTTATTGGAATTGTTAAGAATTGACTCTACGGCTTTTTATGACAAAAAAACACAAAGTTTATATTTTAGTAACTTTTAACAATTATGAAGAGCAGAGTTGTTGATTCAGAAAAGTTAAAAAATCTTTTTAAGGACGATAATCATATTATCGCTAAAAAGATAGTTAAGCGGCGCTCTTCACGTGTTATTGACAGTGAAAAGTTGAAGGAATATTTTGGGAAGCATAAGAAAGTTAAAATCAGTTCAAGTAAGTAAAAATGTTTTTACATAATTCTCCAGAATTAGGTAAGTGTGTTTTATTAACAGAAGAAGAAGTTTTAGACTTAATTCCGTTATTAGATTATGCTTACTATCGTGATCCACATTCTACCAAAGAGGAGCGCGAAACTGTTGATAAGTTAAAACGCTTGATAAAAGATTAAATATTTTTACTTAATAAGTACATAGCATAATATGTCTGTTGAGTATAAAATGCGTTCGGAAAGAAATCAAACTATAATATTGAAAGATTCAGAATGTTTTGATTTACGAAAAAGAATATCCTTCTTAAAAGAGAAATCTACAATTGAGGATATTTTAGATAAAACATTCAATCAAGATTTATTAGATGTTATTGATTTCTTTCCTTCGCATTTTGCAGATTTGGTTATCATTGATCCTCCGTATAATCTTTCTAAAGATTTTAATGGTTTAAAGTTTAAGTCTTTAGACGATGATAGCTATTTTAATTATGTAAATTCTTGGTTACCAAAGGTTATAAATTTGTTAAAGCCTAATGGTAGTATTTATGTTTGTTGTGATTGGAAAAGCTCAAGCATTATTTATCAAATTTTAAGTAAATATGTAACTGTAAAAAATCGAATTACTTGGCAGCGCGAGAAGGGTCGTGGTGCAAAAACAAATTGGAAAAATTCGTTAGAAGATATTTGGTTTGGTGTTGTTAACGATAAGGATTACTATTTTGATGTTGAGTCAGTTATGCAAAAAAGAAAAGTTATAGCTCCTTATAAGGTTGATGGAAAGCCAAAAGATTGGGAAGAAACAAAAGAAGGAAATTTTAGAAAAACTTATCCATCAAATTTTTGGGATGATATTAGCATACCTTATTGGTCAATGCCTGAAAATACGGAACATCCTACTCAAAAGCCTGAAAAGTTGATCGCAAAGTTAATTTTAGCTTCATGTCCAGAAGAAGGTATTGTTTTTGATCCTTTTTTGGGAAGTGGTACAACTTCAGTTGTTGCTAAAAAACTTAACAGGCATTATTGTGGTGTAGAAATTAACGAGTATTATTCTTTATTAGCAGAAAAAAGATTACTTTTGGCAGAAAGTAATAAAAATATACAAGGTTACAGCGATGGCGTTTTCTAGGAACGTAATACGTTAAATTATCAGAAAAAGAGCTTAAAATAGGATTAAATTTGTTTCTTCTTCATATTGCTTTGGCGGTTATTCGTTTTTAACGGATAGCCGCCTATTTTTTAACCTTATTTTTATTGCCAGATTTCGCAAATGTGCGTTTCTTTGCGGAGTCAATAAGGAGGAGAATCCTCCGAATGTAGATAATATAGATTTTAGTGTAATATGAAGGGTAAGAATTTAGTAAGGTGTAAGAATGTTATTTTTCCTGAATCAAGTATAGGGGATTTAACAGATTGGTTTAAGATTCACCATTTTTGGTGTTATTTTAATTTTACTGCAAAAAAGATAGATGCAAAGGGTATTGTTGAAGGTATTGAGCATCGTCCGTGTGAAAGTGTTAAAAATGATTATGTTTTAAGATATTCAAAATACGCAGATAGTGTTTTTACATTTGTTCAGAAAACACATTTTAGCGCTACTGGACAATCAGAAGTATTTTTCCAAAGGAATGACCTTTCGGAATCCCTTAAAAGGTTAAAAAAGCGTGTCGCTCGTCGCGAGAAGGAGTTTGATAGTGATAGATTTTCGCTGCGTTCTTACATACATCCTTATATAACGGGCGAGACGTCTCCTAATTGGTTGTATTTGCTTCCAGATGGTAGAATTTCCACATTGAACAATCCTAACTTAGTTTTGGAAGCTGTGTGCTATATGCCAGATAATTCGCATGTTGACGAGTTCGGGCCTTCTGATTGGTTTCTTTATGCTGTAAATAATTCGCTACGTGGATCGGTATGGGATCTTTCGTTTGGTCTTATTTTATTTAATTCGGCACGTTTCGTCGCTCTCACAAATATGGAATATATTGCTTATTGCAAAAAAGGTTTAACAAATATTTAATTAGTTTCATCATGGTTTATACAGGTATATCTGAAGCAAAGTTAATTACTGAGTTGGAGTTTCTTCTTGTTCATTATTCAAAAGATATTGATTCTATAAAGTATTGTAAACAATTCATAAATAGTATTTTCGATAATTCCTCTAATTCAGACACTATAAAAATTACACGCTTTTCAAATTTTCGTCGCGGTGTTAATTACCCCGGTGGTAAATTCTCTGCAATTTCTTTAATAAGAAATATTTTAGAAAAATTCAAAAGTATTCCTACTTCCACGTACGGTTACAATGAAACTTGTGGAATTTTATCATCTTTTGTATATTCGTACATCCATACATATTTGCATGAGTTAAAGTTTAGACACAAAACACAAAGTTTTAATAATTTCAAATTCTTCGATCTTTCGAATTGTGATAGATACGAATTAGATCAATTTATCGAAAATACAAAAGAAGGTTATTTTTTAACATATTTTGATATTTTAACCACAAAACTGTGTAGGGGTATAGGTAAAGATTTACAATATGAGATTAAATGTTATTGTTCTTCTTTAGAGCCTTTTGAAGAGTTTAGGGCGCATGTAAGGCTTTGTAATTTTGCAGATAATGTACTTTCGCAAAACATTTTCACATGGTTAATATCGGCTTTTATTAGAGATACAGATATTTTAGCATTTAGATTTTTTAAGTGTTATTTAAGTTCTCTTGAGTCAAATTTCCCCGATAAAGAAATAACTAAAATTTAGAATTTATGTACAATCAAGATCTTATGAACTGTTATTCACATTTGTATAATGGTTTAATTTTTAGTTATCGTAATTCAAGAGATACACTAACTTGTGTAAATATAGATCGTTTTGTACGTGGTTTAATCAATATTAACGATTATATAAAATGTTACGATTTTTATTATATAGCAGGTATATTAGACAAGCAACCTTTCGATTGTGTTAACAATGATTTAAGGAGTACTTTTAATCGCACAGTTGATGCATTTTTATTTTTAAGAAAGTCAGAATTTGATTTGTTTGACTTATTACGTCAATTTGTTTACGATATTAAAAATCTATACAAAGAATTAAAAGAAGATACTGTTTATATTGTTTATAGTACTTTCCTTGAAATGTTTTTTAAATTTTTCCATTTTTACACAAGGAGAAGTTTTAGTACAAATTTAACAAATCCCTGCTTTGGAGATTTAACAGATCACGAAAGAAATTCATACTTTTTCAATCATATTGAATACTATAAAGATTATTATATAATATATATTTATAATGGTTTGTATAAGTACGGAAAGGTTAAAAATATAAAAACTGATATTTTAGAAAACAGTCGGTTATTACATATTGTTGATAATATTTTAGTTTTCGAAGATTTTAGATCATATTTACGTATTTGCAATATATTGGATAAAAATAATGAAGGTAAAAGTAAGTACGCGTTTTCTGCAAACTATTTTTTGTATTTTTCCTTCTGTGATTATGGTAATATTTTTACAGATTTTTTAAAAGCAAGAGACTACATACATCCAAATGAAGAAAAAACAATGTTAAATACGAATTTTTAATTTTGTAGTTTAGAAAGTAGTTGTATATTTGCAACGTATTAGAAAAACGATACAAGTAATAGTAATTGATTTATTTAAATTTTAAAACTTATTTTTATGAAAGTAAAGGTTTCAACGTATTTGGTAGTTCCAAATTTGCCACGTGTTAAGGCTCGTTTAAAGAATGCAAGTCCGCTTAATTCGGCCGCTAAATTGTTCGTGCAGGAGTTTATTCCTACGTTTGTTGAACAGCATCAAACGGAATTTAAGAATGCAATGGCAGCTTGGTTCTTGGGAAAAGTTAAGGAAGGTACTTTTGTGTTGGAAGATGAAAAGTATATTACCGGTCTTTCTGCGCTTTCCGAGTCGTTTTTTGACGTTTTTGCCGGCAGCAGCCTTCAGTCGCTACATGTTAAATATCCTGAATTGCAAAGCGCCCCCGCCGAATCTCGAAAGGATCCCGAGGTTGTTGATTTAGATGAAGAGAAGCATCATAAGGTCACGAACGCCGAAAAGGGTACCGCTGTTAAGCCGGCAGACAAAAAGGCCGACACGGCGCCCCAGGAGGCTCCTGTGACGCCTTCCGAGCCTGCTCCTGCTACTCCTCAAGATGAAGCGCCGACCGCCGCAGAACCGGCTCCTACTCCTCAAGATGAAGCACCGGCACCGGCGGCTTCTCAGAACGAAGAGCCGGCGCCGGCGGAGGCAGCTTCTACTCCTGAATCCGATGGTTTAGATGATTTTGATAACTAATTTTTGACAACTTATTCAAATTTTCCAGGGGAGGCTTCTGCCTCCCTATTTTTTTACTTATTATGAAAACTTTACTCAAATTTTTAATTTTTTGTGTTCTGCTTTTTTCAGTTGCTTATTATATAATATTTGCAAAAAGTAGACAAAATAGAGTTCCGTTAACAGAAGCTCCTTTTCAGGCGACCGATGCATCTTACGGTTTAGAAATCTACGATTTAACTACTTTTTTGAATTATGTACAAAACAACCCATATACATGCGATGGGACTGTAAATGATGAATATAAACGTAGGTTTTACTCTGTTATGGATCTTGTTTTGGACGATACCAAGTTACAGGGTATTCCAAAAATTTTTGAAGATGAGGTAGATTGTTCATATTTCATAGCAGATAATCAATTATTTACAACCCCAGTAAAGGTTCATTTTAGCGAAAGTGAAAATAAGATATATTTAAGTTCAGATAATACATACCTTGTTGCAGATGGTGGGGGTATGTTACGCACCCCAGATGGTGATTATATTGTTCGGGGTATGGTAGGAAGTGATACCTGTTTTATAATTTTTAGCAGATATGGATTTTTCCTATATTTTAACGATCGTTTATTTGAGTTTATAACAAAGGGAAGTATTTTCGAGGCAAAGTCTTATTATGGTTTTAAGGCTTCTTAAGTAAATTATGAATCTTTACATTAGGGACAGAACACGGTTTATAACTTTTTTAGGAAAAGATAATTTTGACAATTTCCTAAACAATTACCGTGAGATGAGAAGTAGTCAAAAAGTGTTAATAGGTGATTATTTCTACTTTACATCTCACATGCGGCAAATGTTATTAAAATTTGTTGAAGAATTTCCGAATGTAGATATTTACAGCTCTTTTGATATTTCCGATCCGATTTTACTTTCTCGGTGCGTACGTGTAATAAAAGCCCCGCATGAAGAAAAGCGATTTTTCGATATAACTGCTTTTAAGGAAAGTAATATAACTTATTTAAGCATTTACAGAAATTTAGATCCTTTGCAAAATAAAGATAAGTTAGTAATTCCGTATTTAGATAAGTCTTTTTTAGATTTACATTTAGCCTATGAACTTAACGGAGAAAATATCTAAAGATTTTGATTTTTTAAGAGATTCACTATTAGTTTCAACTCCTGAAAAATACAAGCCTTTATTCTTGAAACTGTTTCCACTATATTCAAAAATAGAAACATTCGGAAAGATCTCTAAATTTATAGTAAATAAAGATATTGAAAGCATACGCGAAAAAGATTCGTTATTACAGTTTAGGTCTTATGTAATTTTCTCAAATAGGTTATTTGATATACAAATAGGTGATCAAGAGATTCAGGATCTTTGCCTAATGTTCAGGAAACGTTTTTTTGGTTCTCGTCGTCGTGTTTTGAGCCTTCCTGTGGATGATACACTCACAGAAAGGCTTAACCTTTTTTTAGATCTTGGAATTACAGATTATTCAGAAAGTTTAGAACTTTCTTCTTTGTTAAATTCCATCGGATCAGCTTCCTTTGCGGGTGAGTTTTTGTCCTTATTAGAGGTTACGCCGTTCCCTGTATTAAGGAAATCGGTTTTAACTATTTTAGGAAAAATAAAGACGGATAAGAGTTTATTTTATAGTAAGTTAAATAAGCGCATATATACAAAAGTAGAAAAGAATTACGATAGGTGTTTATTAAATTATATAAATATTAGCAAAAAAGAAAGAATAGAAGATCCATTACATTTTATAAATTTTTGCATACAATTATGGAAATGAACGAAGAAGAAAAAATCTACGATTTAGAGTCAACAAATGAAAAAAATAGGTTAATTGAATTATTTAAGAAAGAGGATAAAGAATTATCAGATATAGAAGACGAAATTTCACGTTTGAGTAGGGTCGTAGTAAGTTCGAAAGATAAGTTAAAATGTTTTGAAATTGTAGAAACTATTGCCTATCTTACCGTATCAATGCAAAGTCTATTATATTCTTTTCAAGCATCTCTGCAAAGAGTGCAAAAAAGTTTAAAACTCTCCGTTTTGTTGCAGAAAAGGGAAAAAGAACTATCTTTGCTATCAGATAGAATGAAAGATTTACGCGAAAGTTTAAAATTATTACAGAGTTACATTTATATTCAAAGATTCAAATTAAGTTAGTTAAGTATTAAAAAGTTTAAAGTTATGGCACAGTTTATTAGTAATCGTCCACAAAGCGCACTTACAAAAATTAAGTTAGGTTCAAAAGTAGAAAGTTCAAGAATCCCAAAAGTTGATGTGGCAGATGGAAGTAGGGGGAGAGTTATTTTTTTAACAGATGAGCCTTTACGGGCCGATGTAATCTTTATTAACAATGATAGGATTCGCGGCTCTTTTTATGCCACACGCGAGCAGGCGCTCCTTGTCGGTGAATTACCCCGCACGTATATTTTGGCGCTCGTAGCGCGCTTAAATACGGACAGAGACGGCAAAGTTTTGGACGACTCTTTTAAGGTTGAGGTGCTCCGAATGTCCGAGAAGGCTTATGCTGATTTTGCAAAATCTTATGAAGGTTTAACAGATGATGACGGTAATTCAGAAATGAAAACGGCCATGATTGAAAAATCGACCGGATCCTCGGAACAATACAAATATATTGCTGTTACTGCATCTAAGAAGTCAACAAACCCAACCGCTTACAAGTCAGTTCTTGAAAAGATTAAAAATTTAAGAATTGACGTTTTGGAGTCAGAGGTTATGTTTGAGTTTGCACAACCTTTTGAGAATTTACAAAAATTAACCGATATTATTGATGATGTGAATGAAGGCAAAACCACTTTAGCCGAGGCGCTTCCTTCGTATGTAGGAAAGGCCGCCCAGCTGCCTTCATCTGTTGAGGAATCTGAAGATTTTGAAGAAGGTGTTGAGGTTGAAGAATCAGAACCTTTGGAAATTCCGAAAGATGAAAATATGTCAGCTAATGATATTATAAATAATATTACTGGTAATTCCGTGGAAAGTGAAGACAATCCGTTTAATATTTAAAATATGTTTTTCGTAGGAATTGATCCGAGTTACACTCGTACGGGTGTAGGACTTTTGCTACGTAGGTTAAATTTTCCAACCGAATCTGTGTCAAAAAAAGAGTTTTTATCGACTGTTTTTTCAGAATCCAGATCGGTTGGAAATTTTGATATAAGTAACTGTCTAAAAAATTCAGAATATATATCAAATCATGTATTTGATATTATATTAAATTATCATAAATTAACATCTGGGCAGATTATTCCTGTTGTTGAGTACCCTGTTATTGCAACTTTCGCCGGGCCTTACTTAATGTTAATACAGCCAAAGTTGCACACATATTTCCAAAAATTATATAATTTAGGTGTGATCCCTTATTATTACTTAGTTCCGTCTGCTGCAATTCCGAGTTTACTTAAAACTAAAAAAATTGTAAAAAGTGAATTAGTAAAGAAAACGAAAGAATTACTAAAGATTGAAAAAAAGGTAAATCACGATGAGGCTTCCGCCTTATTGATAGCATATATGGGATATTTGATAGATAAAGGAAAATATAAAAATAAATACTATAAAATAGAGTTTTAAATTTAATGTTTATGGATAAGATTTTTAAAAATCGTGAAAAGGTAGAACTTCGGACTGCTCCGGAGGACTTTTTCCCAGTTGCAATTGGTTCGGATATTACTCCTGAAAATTGGAAAATTTACATCGATGAAATTAAAAAATGGTGTGATTCTCATTTTTCAGAGTATGATATTAAGAATCGTTTGTATTTCATTTATGAAGATGTGTTTTTCAATTGGCATATAGTTCCAAATAGTGAAACTTACAATTATTTGAGAACTTTATTTAATTGCGTTTTCTTAATTAATTCCAGAGGAAAATATTATATTAACGAATATTGGAAAGATTTAGTGTGGCGCAAACCAATTGTTTTTTGTTTAAAAGAGGAAGACGCTGTTAAATTCCGTGAACGTGGTTTGCAGGTAGAAATTCTTGACATTTCGGCGCTTTTACCTCCTCCTCCGAAACCGGAGCCGCCCAGAAGTATGGTTGATCCTTATTTTGATCCGTACGATCCGAGCACGTGGGGCGACTACGAAGGCGACGACGAAGAGGATGAAGATTAATAAATTTTAGGATATGTAAACGGTTAAATATTAGGATATATGGCAACAAAAAAATCAGTAGCGAGTTTCTCCGAAATGTTAACAAAGTTTGACGTAAATTTGGAGAAACCTCGCTACGAAATTCGCCCTATTGTATTAAATGATCTTTGGAACGGCATACATTTGGGATATTTATACTCTTTATGGGGTGATGCGGGTTGTGGAAAAACTACAATTGCAATTCAGGTTATTAGGAGTCTTTTACAACAGGGTTTGCAGGGCGTTATTGTTGACGTTGAAAAGGCTTTAAATAGTGTACAATTGGAGTCTTTTGGGCTTAAAAAGTATGTAGACGAAAAGCGCCTTTTTATAGTTTCTTGCAATAATTGGGAGGAATTTGAAAGTATTATACTTTCGACGCGCGGTGCTGGTATTAACTTTCTTTTGGTTGATTCAGTAACTATGTTACAAATGTCAATAGCAGACGATATGTCCGTGAAGGACGTGCGTCCGGGTCTGCGTTCCCAGCAGGAGAAGTTTGTCATAACAAAGTTAAAAAACCTCGCATTTGATGAAAATATAGCCTGTTTGCTTATTTCACATGTTACAGCAAATTTGAGTTTTTCGCCGAGTCCGTATGCTCCTGAAAAGAAACAATCTGGCGGATATACACTTTTTCACGCCGTTGATGTAATTACTAAAATTTCCAAAGGGCCTTTGTTAAAAAATGACGCCGGGGATCCTTTTGGTGTAGAGGTAAAAATTGTTACCGAAAAAAACAAATTTTCAACTCCTAATCGTGTTTTTACTGAAAAGTTAATTTATGGTAAAGGTATTGATAGTAGGATGAGTTTAATTGATAGGGCACTATCTTTGGGTGTTATTGAGCAGGCGGGGGCTATTTACACGCTTCCAAATGGTGAGAAATTCAAAGGAAAGAATGCATTGTATAAAATAGCTGATTCAAATTTAGTATGTGTAAAGGAGGCCGTATCAAATGCTGCTGTTAAAAGTTGAAAATTATAGAAGTATAAAAGATGCAAAAGTTACAGTAAATGGCTTAACAATTTTAAAAGGTGAGTCAAATGCTGGAAAATCATCATTTATTAAGGCTTATTTTGCTTCAGTAACAAACCGTTTTACTACGGGCTGCGTGCGTTTCGGAGAAAAAGAAGCAAATATTTATGTAAAATATGGCGATTGTGATGAAAAGTTAAAAGTTACTCGTCGCGATGGGAGTTCTCCCCTTACGATGAAATTTGGAACAAAAGAAAAAGGTTATGAGACTTTTGAGAAATTAGGCACTGATATTCCAGAAATATTGCAAAAATTCCACAATTTCAGTACTATAAAGTCTGGTTCTGATAAATTTTTCCTAAATTTCACAACCCAATATTCGCCGCCTTTGTTAATGCGTTTTTCAACAAAACGCGTTGTGGAAATTTTATCATATAGTAAAACTTTAAATCAAGCTCAAAAAGTACAAAAATACCTATCTGATAAAAATTCCGAATTAAAGGTACAATTTAAGTCTTTTGATACTATTTTATCGGAGCAAAAAGACAAAATACATAAAATAGGCTCTTTTTTAGATATAGCTTTTAAGGATTATGATAAAATAAACACCTTAAATGTTGAATTGTGTAAGAGAAGAGAAAATTTGGAAAGCGCAAAGGAATTACTTACTTGTCTTAACCGGCAAATATTTCTACGAAAGTTAACATTACGAATATCAGAAATTAATGAAAAAATAGAAGAAATAGGTATTTATAATGTTTCAAAACACAAAGAATTATACGTTTCTTTAGAAAAGAAAGCTAAATTAGAATTAGGTGGTTTATTACTTACAAACATATTATCTATACTAATTTCTGCCAAATTTTCAATTCATACGAAAGAATGTTATTTAACACTTTCCAACTCATTAGAAAATACTGACATCTTGAAAAAGTCCGTATCTTTGTTGTGTAATTTAGTTGGAAAAATAACAACAATCCAAGAAACAAATAAAAAGATAAAAAGTGTTAATTATATCATTGATGCTTTTAACCGTGGTAGAGAGTTAAAAAATGACATTAAAGATTTAAATACTCGTTTAGATAGTTCAGTTTGTCCATTTTGTGGAAACAAGTTAAATAATTAAAAATAGTCGTATATATGAAAAGTAACATTGATTTACACAGTGAAAAGGAAATAGAGTCTTTGCGTTTGGAATTAACAAACATTAAAGCAAAAAAGGAAGCCGAGTACGATATGTTGTCAAAAAAGGTAAAAACACTCGCCACCGAGCTTTCTTTAGATAAAGATAAGTTAAATACTACATTTTTGAAGGAATATATTTCTTCTTTAGAGGTATCAATTGAGAAATCGACCAAGGAATTGGAAGATCTTTTAACATCCTACGAAAATTTAGAGGCTTCAAATATGTAGTATTTATGACTGATTTATCAAAAAGAGTTCAGGCATATTTATCAAAAAGAGCTGAATTAGAGGCAGTGTATAATAATTTGATAAAAAGCGCCGAATCTCTACAAAATAAGATAGAAAAAATTCACATAGAGCAGGAGGATGTTATAAATTCTTTACAAGCAATAAAAGATGTAATGCCTCTTTTGTGTGCGGCCTCTATGGGTGATTGCATTTCCATGTGTAATATCGCATTGCAGTCAATTTTCTTAAAACCTTACACTTTAATTTTTGTAGAAAATAATAGTAAGTTTATTTTAAGAACTCCAGACGGTGATTCAGATTTAGTTGATGGTAATGGTGGGGGTGTTAACGTTGTAATATCTTTTATATTCAACCTGTTTTTAATAATTCGCACAAAAGCTCGCAGAATCATGCTTCTGGACGAATGTTTTACACAATTAGGGGACGGAGATTTACCGCGTTTTATAGAATTTGTTAGAGGTTTGTGTGGTTCGTTAAATTTGGATATTTTATTAGTTACCCATGATTCACGAATTACCACCGACATGGTTGATGGTGAATATTTCATAATCGATGGAAAATCCGAAAAAGTTAAGTAATTTATGAGTAAGTTCACATATATTACAGATACGCACTTTTCCTCATCCTCAAATGTTAGAACGGGTAATTATTTAGAGGATCTTTTAGAAAAATTAGATTTTGTTGTTAACAAAACTAACGAATTAGACGCCGTTTTGCTTCATGGTGGAGATTTATTCGATAAGCCGACTGTTACAGATTTTGTAAAATATAAGGTTTTGGATATTTTAGAAAGGTTAAAATATCCGATGTTAGTTATTCCAGGCAACCATGATAGTCTTTTTAATGATTTTTTTGCTCGCAAAGATCAGACATCCCTAAATTTGTTAACAAAGAGTAATAAGGTAGAATTGTTAAATGGTACAAAAGAGTACTCTGATTGCTTTGTTTCGTCCGAGGTTCCTGTAATAACGCGTGGAAAACCTCAAATTGTGTTAATACACGGTTTTTTGAACTCTTCGGATACGTGGAATATTGGCTTTGATCAAATTCAAACAAAAGATAGAAGTTTTATACTTTTGGGGCATGATCATACTCCACATGAAGATTTAAAATATGGAGAATCACTTATTTTAAGAAAAGGCTCTTTTACTCGTGCTATTAGGGAAGATTCTTCTGACAGAATCCCTGTAATGTTGTCAATTAATGTTAATAAAGACGATTTAACATATACTGAAATTCCAATAAGTGTTGCAAAGCCAGTAGAATTGTTATTTAAGGATAAATTAGACAGGATTCAGAAATCAGATATAACTTACGAAGATTTAGTTAAAAAGATTCAAGAAATCAATCTTCAGGAGGATTCACTTATGGACAGTTTACGTTTAGTAACTCAAGATAAGAGAACTTTGGATTATTTAGAAAATACATTAAAAATCATATATTAATATGGAATATAACGAATATATATCGCTTTCGAAAAAAGATATACTAAATTTTATAAGTATGGTATATCCTTTCACAAAGACGATTATAACTAAAATTGACTTTTACGTACGTGTTACGTGCTTAAATGACAAAGAAGTTGAATTTTTCTATCAGCAGGGAAATTTTAAGCTGCGTATGATTGTTGAAAATCATAGCGGAAAAACGGTACCACAATTTTACATATTTGTAGAAAGTTTAAGAAAAATAACATCAAGTGCATCTGAAAAGGTATTATTTGTTAAAAAAGATGATTCATTTCATACGGAGGTTTTAGGTCAGTTAATTTATGTAGATACTGACAATTTCACAGATCTAAACTCAAATGATACTTTTAACATTCCAAATAAGGATGGAATTTTAACAGATAAGGAAGTAGCATCTAAAGTTTTTAATGATTTTCAGTTTGTTTTCACTTTTTCTGGTTACGCTACGGATAAGTGTTTAGTTTTGCACGATGGTAGGTGTTATTATAATACAAATTCTTGTGTCGTTTCGGCACCTTCACCATTAAATTCAAAATTTGACGCTTTAATTCCTTCTCAGTTTGTCACCCTTCTCGGGGCATTGTTTAAGATAAGTGAAAAAGATGTAATTTTCCATAAAGTAAGATCGGATGATTCGAAATTCCTTATCTTTGTGGCAGATGAAGGAAGGATCCAGTTGCAAATATTTTATTTTGATGATATAGATGATTTTTTCAACGATAGTGTAAAAGGCTTGTTGAATTTCACACAATTTAGCAAAATCAAAGATGATACACTTTACGACTTAATTAAGACAATTTCAAATTTCAGTTATTTATCGAATGTTTTAGTTTTAGACGTAAATACAAACAATCTAAATATTAACATATTTTCAAACGATTTAAGTAAATCATCGGTTTATAAATATGAGTTAATAGGCGATTGTCCGTGGAGTTGGGAAATGCGAGCGATGGTAGATATGTTAAAGGCTATTTTGGCATTAGATGTTAAGGATATACAATACACATTTACCGAGCATGGTTTAGGTTTTCAATTTGATGATATTTGCATTTTATTACGAAAAAGAATTTAACTATAAATACATAACACAATGGCAAAAAAGATTAATTTAACAAATACACTTAAGGATAGAGTAGTTGATTATGTTAAAAACGCTATCGAAAAGTTATATATTGGACTTTCCGGGAAGCGTTTAGACTCGTTAAAAGTTGATTTTGGTACGGTAAAAGTTGATAATACCTTAATTGCTTCTTTTGACATAAAAGACAATAAAATACTTTTTAACATTGAAAAAGCGAAGCTACCAGATTCACAAATTGCAACAAGTAATATTTTACCAAATTGGTTTAATGAGAAGGCAGTTCCTTTGGTTACAGCAACAGGTGTTAATTCGAATGCTTTAACTACGATATACAGTATAAAAGATGGTAAAATTAACACAGATTTCAGTTTTCCAATTTACAGAAGGGATAAAACATTCTTCATCGGTGATTCAATTCTTGATTACGGTGTAGATTCAAATGTTAGTGAAGGTGTAGCAACTGATATTTCGTCTTATCAAAATTTCTATAAAGATAAGATTGTACCACAATTTGGAACAATTGAAGAAATTTTAAGACGTATTTTTGCAACCGAATTTAACATTAGTTCATTTATTCTTTCACTGTCATTAACCTCGTCGCCTGGAGCGTTAAAAGATGGTTTTGCGTACGCATACGGAAATATAGCCGATCAGTTAAAAGAGTATGAAGATTATTTAATGGCAATGGGAGTTAACATTTTTCCATTAATTAATGGTTTAAGTGTTTCTCCTGTTGAGGCGTCAATTTCTCAAGTATATTTATCTTTAGTTGAGAGTTTTGATAATTTATTTAATAATCTTAATGATTTATCAGCCTCGACTTATGCTTTAGGAAATTTTATAGCTTTTTCACTTCTTTCAGATATTATTAAATTAAGAGCTTTTACTTATCGTCGTGTTTTGTTTATTGGTAAAGAGTTGGGTGTAAAAGTTGAAGATGCGAAAGTTAAAAATGTTGATTTTCTGCTCAGTTCACTACATGATTCTGAAAATGTTGTAAAAAGGAATATTAATGGTAAAGAGACAAGTGCACTTGAATTTGATAATTCCGAATCAGCAAGTGAATTTTTAGAAAAAAATGAAGGTTATGAGCAGGTTGATGAAGAAAACGGAAAAGTTTACCTTTCGTTAAAAGGTCAAAAATAAAGATTATTTGGTTATCGCAAGTTCTTTTTTCGGATTTTTACACGTTACTATTTTTTAGTTTGGTATTCCCTGGCTGTGAAGCTGGGGAATATTTTTATATAGAAATTGCTAAAAAAGACAAAATGAACATCAGTGTAGCAAAAAGTTTAAAGTAGTTATTTATACCTAAATCTTTGATTATTAACGAGTTAAAAGATTAGAAATATATACTTTTATCCCTGAGTAAATTTTCAAAAACGGCGATTAGAACATTATGGAAAATTCGAACACGGTAAACCATTGGAGTTTTTATTTGAAAAATAGTAATTTATACGAAAAATATGGATTAACGTTAATTAAAGAAGATCTCCCTATTGGGGTAACTATTAAAGAGTGTGATTTCGAGAATGATACAATTTTTGAATTTAGTCGTTTTTTCGATGGTTCAAGATATACAAATATTGACCTTTTCGGGGTTATTGGTTTAGCAAGTTTTAACTTTTACAATAATACAACTATTTTAACAGAAGGAGTTTCCGACTTTCTTACGGCAAGATTAATATTCTCAAAAAATGTAAATGTATTAGGAAAGACATCCTCCTCTCCGAAGCATTTAATCAGTTTTCTAACTAATTCTAAAAAGGTGTTTATTTGCTGTGATAATGATAAAACGGGCTTAAATATTGGTGCAGAGTATAAGAAATATATTACTTTTGCAGAGGTTTATTTATATGTACCTTTTTCTGGTAAAGATATTTCCGATGAGTGTTTTTCTTGTGGTTCTTCGAGATTATTAGAACATTTCAAAAAGTTCATAAATAACAAAAATTAGTATATGTTAGCAATAAAATATAGGCCGTCCAGATTTAGCGAGGTATTAGGTCAAGATATTGCAAAAAACGCGTTAATAAGTGTTTCTAAGTCCAAATTGCCTGTTAGGTCTATTTTGTTAGTAGGTGATTATGGTTGTGGAAAAACGACTTTATCTCGTTTATATGCAAGATCTTTATTCTGTAAAGATTTCGAAAAAACAGGCGACGTTTGTGATGGTTCGTGCAATTCGTGTAGGGAGGTACTTTCTGGAAGATCTTCAAAATATCAGGAGTTTGATTCAACAAAAGTTGGTAATATAGAATCGATCCGTGGGCTATTAGAATCGCTCTCTTTCGCGCCTTCTTCTGGCCGCCAGGTAATTGTATTAGACGAGGTGCATACGGCCTCCACAGCGGCCCAGAGCGCCCTCCTGAAGGCTTTGGAGGAGGGTGTACCCGGTACGACTTTCGTCTTTGCGACAACGGGCGACGTACTGCCTACGATTCGATCACGTTCCTTAACATTAGAGCTAACGACTTTACCTTTTTCACTTATTGAGGAGCGTGTTAAATTTGTTTGTGAAAAAGAAGGAATTGATATAGATTCACAAAGTATATCAAATATAGCTTTAAAGTCTGGCGGCCATGTTCGAGACGCTTTGTCAATTTTAGACCTTTTCACATTATATGGGAAAGACGCCGTATCAACATCGTACGGTGCTTTTTGTGTTTTTATTCGTGATTGCTTGAAAAAGCAAGATATTGAAGACTCTTTATCAAAATTACTACAAAGACCTATATTAGACATCAGGCGTACCATCTCGGTTTTTATAAATAACTGTTTACAGGGAAAAGGTGAATTTGAAAAAAAGCTATACAATCGGAATTTAGGTTTTACGTTTTTTCAGTACTTTTATCGTCCAGACGTCCAGCAGGCTCTTGGTGATGAATTAGGTATGGAAATAGTTTTAAGGGCTTTTGCAGAAATGTTCAAAAAATGATAAAGTTAGATTTTGAAAAACTCAAAGAGGTTTTAACGGTACCTAACAATCAGATGACGAGGCTACATTTGACTGCGTTAGAAGATTTAATTAGGTTTATTTTTAATAAACATTTATTTTCATATAGCCACTATTATGAAGATTTAAGAGATTCGGCAATTGCAGCAGTAATTGAAAAAAGGAAATATTATGATATTAGTAAAAATTCATTTACATTCCTTTACACAATTATACGAAATGATATGACAAATAACATCTACCATTGGACGAAATTCAATCAGGTAGAGTTAAATGAGGTTAAAGAAGGTGAAATTTCAAGTACTTACGAAATACGACATGAGTGTCCGTCTGTGAATAAATATGCAAGCTACATCACCGGTGATAAAAAGTTCGAATATTTACATTTAAGCAAAGATGAGGCTTTTGAATTATTTATATTTTTGAATCAATTTAAGAAGTTAAAAGAGGTTCCACAATATATTAAAGATATTAAAAACTCACAAGTTCTATTATATACATTATTCACAAAAGTTTGGGATAAGTTTTAATTATGGAAAAGGAAGAAAAAGTTAATACGATTGCGACTATTGAAAAAAGTTACGAACAGGGAAATGCTGAAGCCACTAAAGATTTAATATATCGTGCCCTTGTTAAAGGAGATTTAACACCTGTTGAAATTGACAAAATTTCAAGGATGTTAAATGTTGATATGGCGGATTCTTTGTTAACATCTTGGAAGGCTTTGGATGTAGCTGTATCGCGAATTTCAAAAGCATCTATAATGGTAGGTAAAGTTCTGGGTGAAAAGTTAATGGATGAGGAATATTTAGCATCAATGGATCCAGAAATCCTTATTGACATATATGCAAAAACTATCAAAATTCAAGTTGATACAATTGATTCAAAAAGACGTCTGCTTGCTGGTAAAGATAAAATCATGTTAGATCCGTTAACAAATTCAGATAGAGCGCTCATTGATATACTTTCACGTTTTTCACCTGAAAAGCAGGAAAAATTAAGAAACTACATCACAGAATTAGGCAATACGCCTGAATTGCAATAAATATGAAAGACAGTAAAATTGAGGATTCATTAAACGTATTATTTCCGACTTATCAAAAACCTGTATCTTTTAGTGAGTTCGCCGTTTCTCCAGATTATGCAAATATGTATGATTTATACCCTTATTGGCAAAAAGTAGGAGATTCGTTAAAAGATCCCGAGGAGCTTATTCTTGATGGTTCTTTGGGTGGTGGGAAGTGTCAAGTTGGTGATACGGTAGTTTTAACAGATAGAGGTTTAAGAAGGTTAAAAGACCTTGTAACTGTAAGAAGTGTTGACGGAACCAATCCGTTAACACTTCGTTCGTTTTCTGAAAATTTGTTAGAACGCTTCGGGTCTGGTTATTATTCAGGTTTTCGAGATACGAAAAAGTTAAAATTATCTGACGGAACGAGATTAGAATGTAGTTTACATCACAAATACAAAGTTTGGAATGTTAATAAAGGTCGTTTTGACTGGAAAGCTGCCAGCAATATAGAAGTGGGAGATTTATTAAAAGTTGATTTAACTACATTAGTTAATCTTTTCGATTCGGCTCTATCTAACAAGCGCGACGAGAAATTTTTTAACATATTAGGAGAATGGTTATTTTTTACATATTTCAGCAGTCATTCTTATTATGAAAGATCTTCAACTGATGATCGATTATTCATTTGGGCGAAAAAGAAAGGAATACACTTTTTAGATCAGCATAGTAAAAAAATATACTATTTTGACATATTAAAGGAGATTCTCGGCGATATACCGTCTGTTGATAATGTTATTAATTATTTATACAATGCTACTTATGATATACAGTGTGGCTTTGTTAGGGCTTTATTACATAATTGGTTAGAAGTTAACGATAGTGAAAACATTAAACAGATCGATGTTAAAAGATATGTAAGGCAGTATGGTTTGAAATTCACTCAAGATATACTACTTTTTACAAAATATATATTAAACGCCTGGGGTGTACATTCAAACATTTCTGAATCTTTGTTAGTTTTAGAAGAGCCAGCACGAACTACAAATAATCCAGATTTTGCATTAGTAAGTGTTAAGGAAATAAAAGACGGAAATGCAGAGTTATTTGATGTTAATGTACCGGGGTCACATGCGTACCGAGCAAATGGGATAACTTCACATAATACAACATTTGGAATTGTTTATTCACTTTACAGAATTTACAAACTATTAACAATTCCAAATCTATTTGAGTATTTAAAGATCTCTCAAGTTTCCGAGCTTCATGTGCTTTATTTTAACGTTTCTTTAGCAAGTGCAAAGCGCTCTGGTTTCGGTGTAATGCGTCGTTTAATAGACCGTTCACCATGGTTCCAAAAATATGCACCGAGAGATAAAAAGATCGATAGTGAAATTAGGTTAAGTCGTGGTATAAGTATCATACCGGCATCAAATGACAATCATCAAATATCTCTTAATGTTATAGGTTTTTTGCTTGATGAAAGCAATTTTAGGAACGGTGTAGGTACTGGAATTGTTGAGCAATATGAAGATGTAGCCAGGCTTTATTCACAATTGATAGACCGTCAAATTACGCGTTTTATGCGCAAAGACGGTTCAGAGGCTTTTGCGATTTTGGTTTCGTCAGCATCTTTTCAAACTTCTTTTACTGAAAAAAGAAAAGCGATCGTATCGAATAACCCGCGGGCGGCTATTGTAACGTCTGTTAATTATAAGATACATCCTGAAAATTACTCAAAAGAAACATTTACAGCATTTATAGGAACATCAACAATATCTCCACAATTTGTTGAAAATGAAAAAGAGAAAGAAACGTTAATACGTCGTATGGGTTTTAACTCTTTGGAAGACTTGCCAGAGGTATATTCCAAATATTTTATAGAAGTTCCAGAAACGTTAAGATCTGTATTTTTAACTAATTTTAATTTAGGTTTACAGAATCATGCGGGTATTCCGACACAGGTAGAGGGCAGGTTTGTTACGAATCTTGAAATTATTAGAAGTAGTTACCGAGCCAATCCTTCTGGTTGGTTTGATGGTATTTCTTACGAATTGTCAAATTTAGACGATATAGAGTTAGAAGAATTTGTTAATGTTGAAAATATACAATTTCCAGAGCGCCCACATTCATTCTTTTTTGATTTAAGTTTGACGGGCGACCCCGGTGGTTTTTCATGCGTTCGGAATGATTCAACAGCTAAAGTTAGAAAACATACACATATTTTTACACTTTCCATCAATCCTCCAGCTCCTCCAGGCGAGACCAGAATTTCTAAAATTTTTAATTTTATGCAATTTATAGGGGGTCATGTAGATATACAGGCTTTTGGAACTGATAACTTTCAATCGAAATATTTACGGCAGGAGGTAGCTGAAATGTTAAATTTAGAAGATATTAGGTTATCAATTGATAGTTCCGATCAGTTTCATTTACATTGGATGAAAGGACTTGTTGACGGTTCTTTTGATATGTTATATATTAGAGAGCTTCATCAAGAAATTGAATCAGCAATGCACGATTTAAAACGTAGGCGCGTCGTGAAGCCGGCGGGCGGTTCTGATGACCTTTTTCAATCTTTAGTAGGTGCTTACTTTCTTTCAGATGTTTATACAGAAAACACTTCTTATATATTTGAAAAAAAGAGTGATTATAACGTAGTAAGTTCATCACAAATTATAAAAATGCTTCATAAGCTCGGTTATCGGTAAAATTTTATATATTTGTAAAAATTAAATAAAGAAATATTATGTTTGTACGAGTTGTAAATATTAAGAAATTTGGCTTATTTAATAATGTTGAGGATAAGTCCGTTGTGTTAACAGGTGGTGGTTTTCCGATTACGCGTTCAATAAATTTAGATATTCCTAATCTTGACGATTATACACTTTTTAAGGTTGAGCGCTCGGATACGGAATATAAGGTAAGTATTAAATTAGGTGAAGAAATCAAAGAGTTAATTTTTGAAAGAATTGACAATTTGAAAGAAGAGGAAAAACCTTCGGAAGAAGCTACTGAAAAAGTAGAAAATTCAGAAGAAAGTGTTAAAGAAGATGAAAATCCTGTGGAAGAAGTAAGTGAAAATACTAAAAAGGATGGTTTTCTTCAGAGTATAGATATTTTAGAAACAACTACTGATATTAACATTAAAAATGTTAATGATGATTTTCCTCCACAGCGTCCTAATTTAGAAAATTTCACAATCGAAGAGAATGCAATTCGGAATGAGCTTAACCGCCGCCGTGGAAATCTCACATCGGTTGTTAAGGTAAATTCACTTTTAGAGGAGCGTTTGTTAACGCGCGAGGACAGGATCCGTATCGAGTTAGAGCGCCGGCGCCGCGGTTATTAAAGCGATTTTTGATAATATTTTAGAAAATGAACAGATTAGAGGGTTTAGGCTCCAGCATCATGCGTTGGCTCGGTGTTAACTTAAATATGTTAAGAAAACCGGGTGAGTATGATGTACAAACTGGGACTATAAACGGAACGGGGCGGCGGCCGGGTGATGGGTTAAGAGGTACGAGTACCGTTGGGAATAATTTGGACGACGCCGCCATCCCGCCCTCTGTGGCGGGCTTATTAGACACGATCGTGTCAATGACTGTTGACGACGTTTGCATCGGTAAGGCGCCGTTATTTGCGTCCTCTCACAAACGTGTAGGGCGCTCGTTACGTGAACGTATTAATAATTTAACATTAGCATTAAATAACATAGTTCGTTGGGCGGCCACTGATTTATGCAAACAGGGCTTTTCGGTATATAAGACAATATTTAACGATCGTACGGGTGAATTTAGTTTTTATCCTTATTTAGGTGAGGTTAGTATTTATTTGGATAAGAATTTAGATTTTATTGTTTTTGACAAAGATCAGAAGCGGCTTCGAGATTGTTTATGTTTTGTGTATTATGATAAAAGTTGTTTAAGTGAAGAAACCACAAAAATAAATGGGTTGTCTTCTGATTTATTAAGAATTACGCCGGTAGGCATACAATTTAAAAATGCCTTACAGGCTGCCCGTGATTTAGCGTTTATTGAGAAACAGATACAGCGTTTGCGGTCACAGTTAAGAATTGTTAGGGTCGCACAGGTAGAGGTTGGTCGTCATCAAGGTGACGATGAGCAAAATTTAGTTAATGAGTTTAGTGGAAAAATTAATGCTGAATCTATCGATTTAACTTCTAATGACTATTTTAATGATGATATACCGGTAGTTTTAACAAACAGAGGAGTTGGAAATATTGACATAAAGGAACACACCCCGAATATGGATATAGGTAATTTAACAGATTTAGATTACGTATTATCCAAATTATTCATGGGGTTAAGATTTCCTAAGAATTACGCCGATTTTACACAAAATTTAGGCGATACTGCTGTGTCTCTTATTCGTTCTGATTTAAGGTATTCTAAGTTAATAGAGTCAATTTCTGCTGTAATTGAAAATACTGTTAATAAGTTTGTACAGGATATTCCTAATTTGGTGAAATCTGACTTAAAATACAAATTAACAAGAATACCAAATTCAGAGACTGATGAACTGTTAAATGCTCTTAATTCTTCGACTGATTTCACATCCACGGCTTGGCAGCTTTTCTCCTCGTCCGAGGATCTGCAAACTGCATTAAAATTATTAGATTCTGTACAAACGTTATTTTCGGCAACTACAAATGTTAAATCTGTTGATAATTGGGTTTCGAAAATGAAAGAAGCGTTAAAAGTACATTTTGGCGATGAAGATGGCGAGGAGCCTGAGATAGGAAATGAAGGTTTGGGAATAAATACATTTAATAACAATGATTCAGAATCAGACAATGATTCGGACCTCCCACAGTTGCCAAATATAGACGAAGATTCGGAACCACAAGAGTTAAATTTCGATAATAATGAAGATTCACAATAAGTAGAATTTTATGCAAAGTAAAAAAAGGTATAAAGATTTACTCAGTGAAAAGCAATTTTTACGTGTAGCGGAGCGTGCTCGTCAGTTGACGGGCACGCAATTAGTGTCAATACAGTATGATGAATCTGAATTAATATTTAAAACTCTTTCGGCGACCAGAAAAGGTGTATATTATGAAGAAAGGATAAAAATAACATCTTTACAGGAGCATCAAGATATGGAATATATGCGTGCAATGGTTGCAAATAGCAAATTATTGTCAGCAGAAAAAAAGGAAGCCAAATTAAGGGGGATGAGTCCTGTATTAGCGACGAAAGGTTTAGATAAGGCTTTACGAAATTCAACATTAAAAATTAGCTGCACGTGTCCTGCGTGGCATTATTGGGGCTACAAATATTACGCATGGAGACAAGGTTATGGTTTAATGCGTGAAAATAGGTATCCAAAAGTTAGGCAACCTTCTCAGCGCGGTTATGTTTGCAAACATTTATACGTTGTTTTACAGATTTATCCATTTATTGCGAATACGGTTGCTAAAAAATTAAAAACAGCTGGTATTGTTAAGGATTCGGTAGAAAATGTAAGAAGAGTAAAAAAAGAAAATGCAAAAAAGTAAATCATTATCGAAAAAGGCATTAACGTCTCGAAAGATCAGCAAGGGTGTTACGAATTATTATGCAAAAAATGCTGGTTATCGAGATAAGAGTGCAAGATTAAGAACTGTTAATAGGAAGGAAGATGCCGTCAATAGCTGTTAAACAGGGGTTAATTTCGTCTCGTGTAGAGCATTTAAATAATTTTAGGCGTGTAATGGGTGATATACGCATAAAATTTCACGCTTTGAGTCAGGAGGGCGAGTTAATTTTTAACAAAAAGGAGTACGATCATTATCGTGATACGTATGTTAAGGAAGAGAAGCGAATGAAAAAATTACTATTAATTTCAAAATACGCTGATCCTGAATATTTACAGGCTTCCTTCCTTATGGATAACGAGGATACGTTAACGGATATTTTAGAAAAGCAGCCTTTTGTTGTTTTTTTAACATCCACAGATTTACCACGTTTGTTAAATCACGATGATCAAATTATTATAGGTGGTGTGTTATATACTGTTTCGCGTGCTGCACCTGTGAATCGTTTTAACGATTCGATACAGCGTTTATTAGTTTATCCAGAAAGGAATGAAAACGGATATAATATTTTATGATCAGTTTATTTATTTTTATATATTAAACAAACGCAGCATCAATGGATTTAGTAAAAACTGTTTATAGGACAAAATTCAGGGTTCAAGATTCGATAACATCCGAATCTGGTGAAAATATCCCAATAATAGGTGGTATTTTATCGGAATCGGAGGTGGTTTCTCCTAATGGTTATCGGTATAAGGCTGATTTTTGGCGAGAAGTGTTAAGTAGGCCAAATGTTAAGGAATTAATAGCCTCTCGAGAATGTTTAGGAACTATTGAACACCCGGAGGACGATATTGCTTATGATATTACTCCCTATGATAAGGCTTCACATTTTGTAAAAAGTGTTACATTAAAGGATAATAACCCGTATGGGTGTTTTGGTATTCTTAACACGCCTTTGGGAAATATTTTGAAGGCTTTGGTAGATGTTGATGTTCCTGTGGGTGTTTCCACGCGCGGTTATGGAGATATGTTAACAGATTCAGTAAGTCCATATATTCCCACTGATGGTTACGAATTTATAACGTGGGATATAGTAAGGCGTCCAAATTTTGGGACGTTAAGAATGACTAAAGTAACTGATTCAAATAAAATTTTATCACATTTAACAGAATTGGTCTCCATGTACGGTGAGCGCGATAAGTGTGTGGATAATTTACATAAAACAGGGCTTATTAAGGATATGGACTCTTTAATGTCAGAGCTAAAAAATGTTTTTTCTCGCATTTCTTTTTAACAGTTATATATTGTTATAGACAAAAACGAAACATAATAAAACTCAATAAAATTTAATAAATTATGAAGATTAAGGATGCTATTAGTGGGGCG